TTGATGTTGGGAATGATAATTTCTGCATACTTGCGGAACTCGTCGAAAGTCAGAGGAGCAGCCTCAACTTCAAGGGCGCCATAGCACTTGCTGCCATCCATAGTGGTGAGGTCGAGTACACGAGAGAAGGCAGGTACACCAAGCTCTTCGAACCACTCGTCCACAACATCCTCCAGAGTGGAGCCATCGTAGTTGTTGCTGTCTTCTGCGAACTTACTCTCAATGCCGGTATCAAGAGCGATGACAAAAGGATTGCCGTCGATGATATCGAGAGTGAGGAGTTCAACATCCTTAATCTTAAAGGTTTCACCAATCTTGAAGTTCATGCTACATAACTTCCTTTCATAATCTTTAGCAGTGAGAATAGTCGTTGAGAGGACCCTCGTCAGAAACTTCTTCATCATCTTCATTGTATACACTCCAGGTCAGGATATCCACGTTGCCAATCTCACTCATAAGTTGTCGGCAAAGGAAATCATTAACTGCGGCGCCGGAAAATCCGTTCACCTTGAGGACTATGGTGTAGGGGTCTATCTTGTTCACCCTCTTTCATGTTTTGTGGTGTTTTCTTACCTTGTATTTATATTATAATATATATATTTATAAAAATAAAGAGGTTGCTATTAGGTGCGAGATGGGAAAATAAATGCCAATAAAATTCCCAGTCCGCAGGTTGACATAAGAGATGTAATGTAGTATTATTTATCTATAAATGATAAAAATTTTTAGGACAACGCAGGTTAAAGTATCTATCGCATTTTGTATATTATAATGAAAGGAGGAATATTCGTGGCTAAAGAGTATTCTACTGTATCGGTTAGACTCACCGAAGAAGAAAAGAAAGAGTTGGAGCAGTTTGCTCAAGAGCATGATTTAACCATGTCTTAGGTTATTAGAAAGGCTCTGAAAGAATATATTAAGACCTAGGAGTAAGGAGGCAAATTAGCAAATGAACAAAATTATTTACTCCCTTAAGGTAATGGAATAGCTTGTTGAGAAGGGAAATATACCTATCTCTACGATGCCAAACCCCAAGTTCCCGCAATTTAGTTGCTGGATTTTTGAGGTTACAGAGAAGTTTTAGAGAGACTTGGATATAATTCTAGGGGGGTAGGATTATGTCAGCAAGTAATCAGTATATCGTAAAGATAGCTCCTAGAAGACCCTTTAATAAAAATAATACTTATGCATTGATGCATTTAGATAGCTTGCAAGAGGCTATGCGTAATCTCAAGGGCGAGTCTTTGAAACTTTGGTTGTATTGCAATAAAAATCAAGACGGATTTCAGTTTGAGTTAAGCCAAAAAGTTTTGGCAGATTGGGGCTTGAAGAAAGACGCTTACCAGAGCGCAAAGAAGAAGATGTAGGAACTGGGCTATTTAGTGCCAGTGAGCGAGGGTAGCAATATTTTAGTATTCTACGAAAATCCTCGGATGGCCGGGGAGTCTGAATTTCAGACAATTTTGTCTGAAAAACCGACAACAGGCATTTTGTCTGAAAACCAGATTCAATCTGAAAAACCGATTGTTGCGGAAAGCGGAAAATCTGAAAAGCCGACGATCGGAGTGGCAGAAATGTCTGAAAAACCGACAACATTATCTGAAAACCAGACAAGTTAGTCTGAAAAAGCATAGAGAAATAATACAATAGTACATGATAGTACAATAGAAGATAGTACATATCCGTCTATTCTACGAGAGGTGGCGGAGCAGATATTTGTGAACCCAGAATACTTAGAGGGCGGGTATGTAAGAAATGGTGACAAGATTTTTAAGCTTGCCGAATAGGAATAAAGGAGAGACAAAACATGATAGATAGAGCACTATGGAATAGGTTTTATGAGATATATGCATAGTATAGAAGTGCGTGGGATAAATATTCAGATGGAGAAATTAGTTTTGATTTAGATGTAATAGCCGATGGGTTGCTACCCATTTTGCTTAGCAGTCTTTTTATATCTTGGTTTCCCAAGCTAGAACATGTAATTCTACTGGAAGCGGTCAATGGAACAATATTTGAATATGAGGGATACGAAGCTTATGAGTATTGGTGGTGTGAGATGGATAAAGAGGGGTTATATTAGCTATTTGATGAGGCGTTGAAGGAAACTCAGGCAGAGGGAACTTGAAATGGAGAGTAGTATTCGGCAAACTCATTTCAAAGTTGTAAGATATCCATATGAAAATCCGGTAGATGGCATGGTAGGAATATCAGATAAGGGAGAGGTATATGTTTATGTGAGTGATGAATGGATATTGATGGAAGATATCGAGAAATGGGAAGAGGTTTATGACGCGAATGGGAAGAACATTGGTAGAGTAAAAGGGAATGTGTTTGAGGATTATAGGATAGGTGAAGAGGTATTGAGAGACATGGGGATATACGAGATACCAGAGGGTAAGCCTATTCAAATACTGTGGTGAGAACGGGATTAGGTGAGAGTGATGGTGTGGAATAGTAAAATAGCATGAAAATAGGCAAGTGTGGTGCCGATCGGACACACTAGCACCTCGCTCTCACCTCCCGTCATCGTCTCCGTTATCCTACCTATATAAAAGAAAAAACCTGGAGAATTAAATCCCCAGGTTCTTGAGAAACATATTCAACTTCTCGTCATCAGATCGGTGACACTGGCTGCCGCACGTACAGCCACTCTTATCTTCATTGCTCTTGCTTTTGCTCTTCAGGGCATCGGCCAGAGAACCCATCAGAACTTCCACAATGTTGCCGCCATGCTCGACACAGTCGATGGTCTTCTCGGTCATGGCGACCTGCTCGGTAATGCCATCCACAAATGCCTTGATACCCTCCAGAGACCAGTCATCGTGGTTCTCTACCACGCACAGGGTCAGGACTGCGATGGAGTCAGACAGGTCGAACTCTTCGTCGTCCATGGCATCTTCAACCTGATCCTGCAGTTCGGCCAGGTATGCATCACGAGGGGTAATCTTGGGCTTAGATGCCTCATTGAGAGCATTGGACATCTCCTTGGCAATCTCCTCGATAGATTTGCCTTCCTTCATAGCAAGGGCGATAATCTCGTCAAAATTAACCATATATCTCGTATTCACTCCTCTTGTTTAGGAGCTACTTGCCTCCTATTCATTTTCTATATTTATTATAATATATTTATTATGATATTGCAAACCTGCGGCGAGCCAGTTTATCCGATCGGTCGCGCAGGAAAAATTTCTCTCAGTTACTGCTTTTGCTTAGCAACAGGTAGGATGTATTGAGCGGTATATGTAATCAAATAGGAAATACGAATCGAAGGTAGTTTTACTATTTTTGAAGAAATAGAGGGCATTTTATGCCGTTTTTGCTTCGATTGCGGCGATTTTTTTTCTTTTTTTTATATAATAACATATTTTTATAATAAAATCAAACCAATATGAAATAAAAGTGGATGGAATGCGGCCAGCGAGGTATAAAATGCTATGAATCTTGATAAAAAATGACTAAAAATCCAGAAAATCCGATCGGGCCGCAATAAAATTTCTCTCTGGATTAGAAAAAGCAGAGCTACAGCTAGGCTGTAGTTAATTGTATATGGGGTCGGATAAGATTTTCGAAACCAGATTAAGCCGACTAATTTTGAAGAGCTAGAGGCGATATGAGAGTCAATCCGATCGGGTTATGATTCGGGAAAATGGGTGTGGCGATATAGGGTCGCGTTTTTGAACGAAAATTTGCCATATGATAAAAAATTTGGTAAAACGGGCCGAGTCGCCCGCGACCGGCCCGACATAGGGCTTGAAACGAAGCCAAAAAAAGAGAGGCCGAAGCCTCTCTTACTCGGTGGTAATCTCTCCGATAGAGGAAAAATCGCATCTCTCGTTCAGATATACCGAGTCAGAATATTCGAGGTAGAAAGTAATGCTACCAAACTCTTCACAGTATTTGCGGATAGCTTCACGAACTTCTCCCCAAAGCTGTTCCTGCTTATACTGGCGGCGGATAGCCATTTCTTTTTCAACTGCGGAAGCAAGCTGGCGCAGTTCCTCGTTGCTCATATTTCCGAAATCCATATCTCACACCTCCTTCAAATACTTTCTCAAAACTGCGGGCAGGTCATCAACTGCGGTGGGGTCGATGGTTTCGCCCAAGTGCCACCCATTTCTCACTTTGGCGTTATCATCAATCAAGATGGCAGGGTTCTCACAGGCGGCCTTCCGCACACAATTTGCTTTTGTTGTGCCATAGGCTACGAAATGGCATTTATCAACCGGGAAGTCATACTGCTCAAGCCATTCCATTTTGGCGGCTCGGACGGCGTCTTTATATTCCTCGCTACTGTCCATAGCCAGCCAAGAGATGACGCGGATTTCATGTCCTTCCTTAGCCAGAAGCATGAGGGCTTCATTCAGTTCCCGCATATCCCAGATGGGAGCAGCAAAGCGATAGGGAGAAGCGTCCTCGTTTTCGAGCTTTTGTTTCCAGTTGGGGACTGCATACAGGTCAGCAATCGTACCATCCATGTCAAAACAGAAAATCATAGAAGTCAAGTCCTTTCTTGTCAGGGTTTCTCGTTCCCTTTACTGTAACTAAAGTATAGCACACATACGGGAAAAAGTCAAGTCGTCAAGTTGCACAAAATTTCGATGGAAAAATTGTGGAAAGTGGATAAATAGAAAATTCCGGCCGCTGCGAACGCAAGCGGCCGGCCGAGGCTTTGTGCAAAATGACGAAAAACGCCGCCCCTATTGGAGCGGCGCTTTATTAAGCTAAAGGAATGAAGTAGGTCTTGCGAATTGTGACAGTTACCATGTCGAGCTTATCGGTCACATAAAACCTATCGTTTCGGATAAAGTGGCCGATTTCCATTTCCTGCCAGAGCGCCCGGTTCAAGTCCTCATATCGCAGGGTGTTGTATTTGGACAAGGGCAACCACCAGTCATAGTGGAAAACTTCATCTTCCGGCATGGTATAGTCCGGTGCTCGGCGATAGTTTCGGGTATGTTCCTTGGCTCGGCGTTCCAGATTGTTAGTAGTGCCGATTTTCAGAATGTATCGACCTTTAACATCTACATAGTGCCCAACATACAGAAACTCTTTCTCGGTCTTGGGTATAACTTTCCCTCCCCTCTGTATGGGGTGGGTGGGGACGGGTTAGGCGTTCCCCGCCCGTCCCCTTATTTCTTAGGCTTGCGCTTCTGCACCAGCGTCAGCTCGAAAGCGTCCTCGCCAATCTTAAAGGCAATCTGTCGCTCTTTGTTCGTGATTTCCAGTTCAGCAATAGAGAATTGACTATGCTTTTCCAGAAACTCCGCCAACTCTGCGATGATACCGCCCTTAGTGGCATTAGGCTTGCGCTGTCGGGGCGTAAACTTGTACGCCGTGGGTGCTTTGCGCGTTCCTGCGTGGGCGAACTTTTGAGCGGCTTTTGCCTTATCGGGGGCAAGGTCAAACTCGGTCTTTTCGCCACGCTCCACCGCCTTGTCATAAGCAAGCAAGTCTTGCTTTTCCTTATCGGACAAGCCCAACTTGTCATAGCGTGCAAGGCGTTCTGCGTCTGTGATACGGCTTGCGATAACTTACACCACCTTTCCTTGGGGCAGGGCAGGGGATATTGCTATCCCCTGCCCGTGGGGATTATGCCAGAGAGAAGTAGGTCTTGCCCTTGACCTCAGTAGAGGTCACACGACCAGCCAGCTTCATCTGACGGAGCAGGGCGCTGACTTTCTGATTGGAATACTCGGACAGGGCAGGGATACCCTTGAGGCACTCGGTGCAGGTGGCACCCTCGGGCTTGGTAGCCAGGAACTCAGCCAACAGCTCCTTATAGCCCTCGTTCTCCTTCTGGGCGGCGGTCTGCTTCTTGTTATCGCCGGAGTTCTTCTTGGCGAGCAGACCCATCTCATGCTCCAGAACTTCCACCGCAGTAGCGGTATCAGTGCCGTACTTGACAGGCTCGCCATTCAGCAGGGCGATAATGTCCTCGAAACGCTGGGACTTGGTGATACGGATTTTCTTTTCGCTCATAGGAATACTTCCTTTCTGATGTAGGTCATCACCCATTTGTTGTATTTATTATATCACACCTTGCCTTGCTTGTCAAGCCCTTTTTCAAGTTTTTTTCAAACTTGGCTTGGTATGCTATAACCTTTACTGTACCTCTATTGTACCACACCTTGCGGAGTTTGTCAAGCCTTTTTTCAACTTTTTTGACTGTCGCTACTCGCCGTTTCAAAACCGTTGTTCTTGCCTGACTTCCTCTTTATTGTAGCACATCTGCCGGAGTTTGTCAAGAGGTTTTTTCAACTTTTTTTCGTATCGAAGAGGTCAAACGCTGTCGCTGTCCGCCGTTCGTTGTCCTGTCCTTTACTGTCTTAATTGTAGCACAAGGCAAGCAGAATTGCAAGATGGGATTTTGCACAAAATAACAGGTTTTAGGAAGTATAGGTTTGTGCAATTTGCCCACTTGACGAAACGAAAATTTTGTGATACAATTAAAGGTTAAAATTCGGGCCGCCACGCACGCTGGCGGCCCGGCGAAACGCAAAAAGAGGGCCGAAGCCCTCTTTACTGACACATGCAGTTGTCGATAAAGTCGAACAGGTGTTCCTCGTCGATAGGGACTTTTACCAAAATATCCCCAAATTCATCTGGTTCATCATGCGCCCATCCCATCCGCTCAATAACCTGAATGACCATATAAACGGCATCGGGACAAAGACAGCTTGTGTAAAGGGTTTTAGTTTTCATGTTATCCCTCCTGGATTTCTCGTTGAATAATCGCTTCAATAGCTTTGATTTGATAACGATTTTGTTCCAAAGCTTCTTGAAGCTTTCTGCGTTCTCGGTAGAGCTCGTCCCAAATTTTCTCACTTGCGTCATACTCTAAAGGAGTGATAGAGGGGAAACGCTCTTTAACCCTGGCGGCGATACTCTTGCCATAAAATACATTGGAGCTAATTTCAGCGACTTCTGACCATATACGCTGGATTTCTTCTTGTAAAGTTTTCATAAAAACCTCCTGCGGAAGGGGAGGGCTTACGCCCATCCCCTCAAGGTCGGAGTGGATTTCAGGCTTGCCATAAGGTCACGCTGAAATGGGGTGCTTTCGGGGAACTCTCGCTTGTTCTCATACAGCGCCTTTCTCATAGGCTTATGCTGTCGGAAGCAGTACCACATGATTTCCGCTTCAATCAGCACATCTTCCAGACCAGTATGGCTTTCCTCGAAGTCATTGTTGCCGGAGATATACCGCCACAGGATTTCCGCAGTCTTGCGAGGTGCGCCGTTGGGCAGGATGTAGCCATTCTCGGTACAGAACTTCTTATAGGTGGGCATTTTGCAGATAACATCTTGCGCCATCTTCATAATGTCCCAGATTTCCACGCTGTCAAAGGGGAACCAGTAACGCCACTTGGAAGCGGTGCAGTATCGCTGAGTGACACGCAGGGCGTTATCATCAAAGCGGGCATTATAGGCGGCTACCTCTCTAATGCCATACTTCTCGATGACTTCAAGCATGGCCTGCCGGATTTCATAGGTGCTTGCCATAATGCGCTGACCGGCTCGCAGTTCCTCAACATAACGGGGGATTTTCCAGTTATAGTAAGCGGTACGCATAAGGTCACGCTCGTCACAGAAAATATCCCTATTCACATAGGAAGCGGTTTCATAAATCACGCCTTTGGTGTCAACTACCGCCCAGCCGCAATCATAGACAAGGACATTGGACATATCCATTTTGCCGTCCTCTGTCACAAGGGTATTGGCGGTTTCGGTATCAACTACCAGAACATAGTGCTTGCGATGGTCAATCATAATCTCTCAAATCCTTTCTGCTCTTGATGGTATTAGTATATCACGCTTTAGAGAGCTTGTCAAATTGTCGCGACTCAATCTAAACTGTGGGACTTACATTGCATTACCCTCGCCCATTGGGACCACTCCCTCTTGACAAGTATAGAATACCACCTTTTAGGATAAAAGTCAACTGTCAAAATGCACAAAGTTTTGATGTAAAATTTGTGCAGCTTGCACAAAAGAGAAATACGGCCCGCTGCGAGCGCCAGCGGGCCGGCAGCCGCAGATAAAAGAAAATGACAAAAGACCCCAACTTTCGTTGGAGCCTTTTGCCAAGAGAAGAGAGGATAGAAAGGATGGAGGTTAGTGGGGTGGGGCTGAATTGCGCTCAACCCCTCCAGAAGCGTTTACAGCATCAGCTCATACTGGCACCAGCCATCATCATCGAGCTTTTCCTCAGCGTGTCTCTTGCTGTACTCTGCCCAGTCGGCCTCAGCCTTGGCCCGCTGTTCCGGCGTCATGTCCCAGATGTCGATTTCATCGAAGTTATCATCGAGCCATTCGGCCAGCGCTTCCTTGTCCTTGTAGATTTCGGCGGTCTCTTCCGCGACCTTGGTCTTGTACTCTTCCTCGGTCAGCACCTCTTCATAGGCGTGGTTGACATAAATCTTGACGGGAATATTCATACATTCAAATCCTTTCTTTGTGTAGAGGGGAGGGTTACTCCCCTCTTGATGATTGTATTATATCACAAACCTTTCGGCTTGTCAATACCTTATGTGAGAGTTTTGCTTTCGCTTACAAAGTATTTTGCGTCGGCTTGGTCAAGAATTGCTTTCACCTTGCGGCTCTCTTCCTGCGTAGCACAGTAGAAGTTAAAGATGATGTATTTCTCAATGTCAATATAAGACATGGGAATGTTATTCTTGGCACAATACAACTCAATGTCGTATGCTTCGGCAGGCTTAACCGTGGCTTCAACTTTCCACAACTTGTCTTTCTGCATTTTCTGCTCTGCATACTTGACAATCCACACACCTATGACATTACAAACAAAAGTGATAAGGCATTTCTGCCACATGGGGAAGTCTGCCACGGTATAGATGAGCATGACATTGTAGAAAGCGAAATAACCGCCGGAGATAAGGCTTGCAAGGGTTTTACCACTCTTGATAGTGGTAATGGAGCGTATGGTGGAGAAGATAACGTTGATGATGGATAGCACGATAAAGGTAATCAAGAAGTTCATAGTAACAAATCCTTTCTGTGTTGTGTAGTGGTGTTTCTCTCTCTTTCTGTAATAATAATACCACAAACAATAGAGAATGTCAACATGGCGTTTTGCACAAAGTGTAAGGTTTTAGGAAGCCAGTGATTGTGCAAATTGACGAGCAAATGGAATTGGAAATTGCTGGAAGAATGTTTGTCTAAAATGCCGACCGCCACAGGCGTGCGCGGTCGGCCGAGAAGCCGACAAAGCAAAAAAAAGAAGCCGAGGGTTGCCCCTCAGCTTTCTTCCCACTCCTTGAGAATTTTTGCGATTTCGTTGAAGAGGTCACGCACTTCGCCACGCTGTTTGTTGGTTGCGCTGTCCATCATTTCATCGTCAATGCGGTCAGCCATACGAGCCAGAGAAGCGACAAAACTGGTTTCATATTTGCAGAAGCAAACCGCCGGCATCCCTTCAATCTTCTCGATATAGATTTCCAGAGGGTCACCTTCTCTGATGCCGCAGCTCTTGCGGATTTCCTTGGGTATGACAACCCTGCCGAGGTCATCAACACGACGAACGATACCTGTTGCTTTCATATTACACCTCCTGCGGCGGGCGGGGTATTAAACCCGCCCAACCTTGTCCAGCATTTCCATCAGCTCCGCCTTAGTGCCGCCCAGTTCCAGTTCCACGATGATTTCATCAACGGTTTTCTTGGCTTCAGCAGTCATGCGGCGCTGCCAACAATGAACATTGGCATAACTCTGTCTGTCCTTGATGGTAAAGGCGCAATGCTTGCGCAGTTCCACACAACGGCGGTCATCATGGTGCAGGTTTTCCAGAAAGTCATAATCGGCAAAGGCTTTTGCCATGACTTTGTCATAGGCTTCCTGAGCGGCGGTCATGGCATCTTCCCAGACCTTTTGCTCAATGTCATTCTGACGCTGTGCTTCCTGCTTTTCTGCCTCATACTTGGGAGCAAGGCGGGTAGATACCTCACGCTCGATAAACTCTCTGATAGTCTTGGTAACTCTCATAACTCAACATCCTTTCTGACTGTTAAGGGTGTCACCCTTTATTGATTAGATTATAGCACACTTGCGGCGGCTTGTCAAGCCCTTACATCAAAGTTTTTGCGAGGTAAGCGAAGAAAATGATTTCCAGAGCGAACATCACGGACAAGCCGTAGCACTCACGGTCAATAGCCGCCACAAACTGATAGGCGAGCATACCGACAAACAGGACTAAAATGATGATTGTGAAAGTGGTCATTGGCTTTCTCTCCTCTCTTGATTGTATCTAAAGTATAGCATGGTTTCGGGAGAAAGTCAAGTGGGCAAATTGCACAAATCTTTATAGCGAAAATTGTGCAGGATGAATAATAGCATAAAAACAGGCCGCGCCGAGCGTGCGCGGCCTGCCAAGGTTTTGGGATAAAAAAGAAACCGGCTGATTTCTCAGCCGGCTCATCTCAGTCAATGTATTCTTGTATCAAAACATTTTGGACTTCGCTCGTATCTCGCTTACTGCGGCGGCAAGCATCTTTGAGATTGTAACCGAAAATGATGTCTCTCTCGCCGTTGTTCCAAATCACTTCAAATTCCCACATACTCTCTGCCTCCTTTGTGATTTAATCATACCACAAAACAGGGTAGATGTCAATCGTCAGGTTGCACAATTTTCAGCCCGCTTGCTTGTACAATCTGCATAGCTTTGTCCAAGTCGGCATTTGAAATAATCGGCCCACAGTCAATGCAAATGTACTTGCGGCCATTCTCTTCTAAGGTGGAGAAGTGGTAGGTTTCCTTTGGTTTTAGCTGCATCTGTTCACGCAGCTTCACCGGGATCATGATCCGGCCACTTTCATCTAATTTCCTTGAAAACTGTGTGTGCGTCATTTTGCTTTCTAAATTCTACTGACCTTGCGCTCGTGAAAAACGACCCTACTACGAGGACCGCCGGTTGTCACGAACCGGAGAGTTTGATTAGTCCCATTCACAGGGCATCTTGCCACAGAACTGAGCAAGCATGCAAGTCTCACAAGAGTCTTGATTTGCGCAGAACTCCAAGATGACCACGAGGGCTTTCAGCACTTTCAAGGTCATTAGATTTCTCCTTTCTCACTTTTTCTATAATTATAATACCAAAATTTTTTGAATAAAGCAAGAGAAAGAAAAGACCGGCCTGTTAGACCGGTCTTACAGAGGTTTCATTCCACCAAATAAGGTGATACAAGCCAATGCGAAAGATGATAGTGCCTATCTGCCATCCAATGCGGCAGGTCGATCCGATCGGGTACTTATGGGGCAGTCGCTCAATACTCATCGTCATAATCCTCCGTTTCATAATCATCATCATGTTCACAGGGAGCAGGCCAGTTGGGGTCAGCGTGGCAAGAAGGATATTCTTCGTCTTCATCTTGCCACCAACAAACGCAATCCATACACTTCATTTTTCTACTTCCTTTCTGCGGAAACGCAGGTTGTATGTTCGTCTTATCTTGGGGAATGGAGGCTACCCACCTCCATTCCCGCAGGTCTATTATATCATTAGCCAATGAGTTTGTCAAGCACCGGAATTTCCCGAATGTCCACGCTGAACTTCTCCCACAGGTCTTCCATGCCATTCATCATGTCGTGCCACAGGTCTTCCTTGCTGGCATAATCTTCGTCTTCCAGAATGGTCTCCCATTCTTCTGCGGTGTACTGCTTATCGAGCCAAACCAGGGCGTATGCTCTTGCGCTTGCTTCGGTGGTTGCCACGCCGATAATAGTGGTATCATCATCGGCAGTTACAAGGTACATCTTCTCGTTAATAGTCATCTCAAACATCCTTTCTCTTGTTGGTGGGGAGAGGGTTGCCCCTCTCACCCGATAAGCTGAAGGCCAATGGCCATATCAATCATCCGTGCCCGATAATCTTCTGCGCTTTCGCCGCGTTCGGGATAGTCCAGATTCCAGTTGTTGCAAGCCGGCAAGTAACGGGCGTAATCATTATCCCGCTCGGAAACAGTCACAACATGGGAAGCCATGCCCATCCAGCTGGGGAAGGAACGCTCTTTGCCGGTCATGGTGTCGGTGACAATCAACTTAATACTCATAGCTCTAACCTCTCTTGTTTCAATGTGTTGTCCTCGTGTCCTTTGGACAAGTCCATTGTAACATCCAGAAAGCCAAAAGTCAAGAGTTTTGGGAGATTTTCTCTTCGTCAATTTTCACAAAATCTTATGGAGAAATTTGTGCAACCTAACTATTGACAAAAATCGGCCCGGCGCGAGCGCCGCCGGGCCGGCCAAGCATCTTTGTCATATTGCACAAAGATGCTTGGCCATTTTGCTTTTGTGCAATTTGCACAATCACCAACGTTCAACGAACGCTTTCACTATCTCGTCGCCCCAGAAGAACAGACAGTAGAAGCCCTCTTCCTCGAACTCGCTTGGGTAGCCCACATACGTCTCGTACAGCTCACCCTCGATAGTCTCAAATATTACACTGTTCTCAGTGATTTCATATACCGTGCCGAAAGTAATTCTGTCCGTGCCTTCAAGCGGATTGCCGCACATTCCGACCGGCTCTTGCTCGGCTTCCCGTGTCATTATGACAAACATATTATATTCGCTGTGCTGAGGATTTGGTTTGGTGTTATCTGCTACGATGTCTGCCCAAGACAGAACAAACCATGCGATGAACAATACACTAACTGTATAGATGATGCCCTTAACTACCTTCTTCATTGTATGTACTCCTCTCTATGTCTTGCACAAGAGAGGTTTGACCCTCTCTTGTGCTGTTGTTTGTGGTTACATGGTGTCAGCTTTCCACACCCAGCGTGCCGTGACCACCTGCTCTGTGACTGCCTGCATGATACATACTTCTTCGTCATAGTCTGCGAGCAATCTTCTATCGGTCAATCGCTCCACGCTGTTCGGTGCTTTGCCGTTCCAAGCGTTCCGCTTGAGGTACGCCATAACACACTCGTGTCGGCTGTTGCTGATAACCTCTACCGTCTGGCTGTCGCCACTCTCGGCAATCTCTATGAAGTGCATAATATACATCTTGTTACCACCTTTCTACTCTGTGCATAAGTTCGCCTGTTGTTGTGTCTACAACTGTAATGGTTTGGTCTTTATACAGCCTGTTCTTCATGTAATCTGCTGTATCAATGAGTGCTTGCAAGTTGTCACTGTGCGTTATGTCCTGCGATGTATGAGTGTTCTGCGTGTGCAGTGTTAGCATATACTTGCTCATGGCTTGCCCTCCTCTGTGGTGGCGCCCTGCCCTGTTGAGCAGGGCGCCGTGATGGTTACTTCAAGTAAAGGCGAGTGCTGGAAGTGTTGACCGCATACTTGGCAATCTCGCTTGCCAGTTCGGGATGGTCTGCCTGGAACTTCTTCCAGTCGATAGAAGTGGTATTCACTTCCTTAATGGTTGCCTTGCAACCGCCGGCTTCCATCTCGTTAAGGTTGCTCTCTCTCATCTCTGCCTTGATTTCCTCTGCGAGGGCTTTGTACTTATCGCCCGCAAGTTTCGCCGCCTTAGCCGCACGCATCAAAGCCGCTCTCTGGTTCTGTTTCATCATAATGTTTACCGTCCTTTCTGGTTGTGCAGGTTCAAGACCTTGTTTTGTTGTGGCTTGGTTTCCCTTGCCCCTGTGACTACATGATAGCACTTTGCAAGCCACCTGTCAACAGTTTTTTGTGAATTTGTGCGTGGTAGATTTGCACAAACCTCACGCCCTGTCTTTGTGCAGTTTGACGAACCTTTAGGGACGGCACTTCTTGCTTCAGCGATTTAGCGTAGTGAAGTGACCGACTACCCTTTAGCACTTTAGCGCGCGAAAGGGGGGCGGGTGTTTCGGGAAAGTTTGATAAAAATTTCACAAATCATCTTGTCCTGGCCATTTCTCTTTCTAAAACGCATTTTCAATTTCGATTACGGTATCAATCCGCCGCGCAACATTTCTCCATCTCTTTAATCTGGTAATCGGCAGGTTGGTTATAATACTCTATACACAGCGCCTTAATCAAAAGCAGGGCAGTCTCCAGTGTCATATTATCCGCTAGCTTTCCTTCGGGCGCCCATACTTCATACTTCTTCTCGCACATCTCTTTACACCATCCTGTAAATCATATTCAACATACTTTCCCACTCCCGTAAGTGGTTGTGTTTTATTTTAGGGTCAGTATGAGGATTTTCAAACATCCTCTTCCGTACTTCCTGAATCAAAAGCTCAGTTTCCAATACTCTAGCTTTTTCAGTTTGTGTGCTCATTTGAATAGCAGCCATAGCAGCTCCCCACATAGCACCCGCTAAGAATGACTGGTCGCCCGCATAGGCGGTTTCCGCAAGTGCTTGGTTCATACCACCTTTAACCATCCAGTCGTAAATGGCCTGTACGCCATCATCTGTCTTAATATATTTATCCATTGGCAAGCTCCAGACAATTCTTCATCAAGCCAAGTCTCGTCAACAACCCTACTCCGCCAGGCACGGGCGTGGAGGCCCTCACTTCGTTCGGTCCTCCGTTCTCGACAAAATCTCCCACAATCTTGCCATCCACGCGACTAATGCCCACATCCACAACAAAAGCATCTGGGCATTGAGTGCGATAGACGGATTGTGGCTGCCCAGTTGCGCAAATAACCAAATCGGCATTTCTTAACAGATACATCTTATCCTGCTCATGTGTCTTGCTATGACACACACTTACAGTCATATTCTTATCAAGCAGCGCCTTTGCCATAGGCTTACCAACGATATCACTTCTACCCAAAACAACAGCGGATTTACCCTCATACTCAAATCCGCAATCATCAAGGTAGTCAATGATACCTCTTACTGTGGCAGGCATAACTTTGCTTGCGGGAGCCAGGCCATCGGCATCTACTAAGGGAGACAGCATATCATATGTAAACTCGATATGCGGTGCCACAGGCATTTGTACAATGAGAGTGCTCCAGCCTTCAGCTTCCACACTCTCGATAAGAGATTTTAATTCTTCTGTGGTTGTGGCCTTGCGGACTTCGACTTTCCAATCAAGAGCTTCAAAGTCCTTCATCTTATTGCGGATGTAGATTTGATTTGCGGCGTCCCCGCTTGTCGCATCTACAATCATGAGTGATGGCGCGACCAACCTCGCGTCCCGCAATCTCTGCATCTCTTGATTAAAATATTCTTTAATATTCACTTGCTTCATGCATAATAAACCTCCTTCAGCACTTTGTCAAAGGCGTCGTAGTTTCTGCCCTTTGGAATTGCAAAAACAAGAGTCTGTGGATAGGTCAATTCCTCAATCATGGCCTTTGCCATAAACTCGGGGTCTTGTCTGAATACACCACAGCCCCAGGCACCGGCGATAAATGTATCAATGCCTTCATAGGCTAAGACTTCGTTCATCCACTTAAGACGCTCTCTGACCACCTTGTTATTCTCACTCTTGCTTACTCCGCAATACTTCTGCGCGGTTAACCAGTTAGGAGATGCGCAAGTGAGAACGCTTGCGGTTTTCGTCTCTCCGGCCGGTTGCTCGAACAAAATGTCCTTACTGAGGATGGCTCTATTGGTATAGAGTCCTCGATTAAGCTCTGCTCGATTGGGAGTGTAATAACTTCCATCAAAAGCATTAAGCACGGGGAAGAGTGTGCTCTTGTGGCACAGAGCCTCTTCTTGTGCGGTGGAGCCATCAAGGAACATACCGCCGGGATACTTGTAGCTGGCGAAGTTCAAGACTGTTGCTTCACCATCAATAGCAAAGAGAGCGTTGACGCTATCGGTATCCATTAAGCGAATACGTCTTGTGACTGCGGCCGGCGCCTCGTGGTGGAAGTCGGGGTTATAAATGATGACGCTACGGATAGCATCATAGATTTCTTGAGGGTACTTGTCGTTGATATAGTCTAACCATTCATGCGCTCTTGCTGTCAAGTCTGCGCTGAACCGTGCTTTGTCTGCCATTTCGGTTTCCTCCTGCGGAAAAATTTTTTAGTGTGGTTGGGCAAAAGTAGATAAAGCATCTACCTTAATTTTCAAATAAAGTGTGTGGACTTTTATAGCCCGCACTCAAAATATTTTGGACAATAAAAACTGCATTGACCTGTTAGACCTTCACAGGGAATTGCATCTGGCATACATTCTGCATAACGCGTGGTTTCGAGCACTTCATACCCAAGTTCCCGCAGTATGCGCTCGGCTACATATCTATCTCTTAGTCGTATCCATTTTTCTTTGTCTGCTTTTGTTGCTCGGTCAATTTCTCTACTTTTTTCAATGTCAATACATATAGGGCCATCTTTAATACTTGTGCGCACGGTGGATAGACGCGAACGTAACCAGATGGCGAATGGGTTCACCAGATGGAGTTCTTCCTCGGCATATTTATCGAAATCTTCCACCATCTTCATAATTTTACCGCCAGTTTCGCTTACTACAATCATGTTTCTTCCTCCTCTATGTACCCATCAAAATCCCATGGGTCATCTGTATCCCAATCTATCATGTCATACCACGCAATCCCATTGCTAGATATTTCTACAACCTTATGTTCATAGACTGTTATTTCAAAGTCGCACCCCTCTTCACCATCAAGCTCTTCTTCATAATAGACATGAATGGCTGTGGGACGTGGAGAAGTTAATTGGTCTGTGTACCAAATGCTTTCCAACCCTTCAATACTCATATCTCCTATTGCTTCTTGCCAAGTTTCAAGATTCAGGGCGATAGTGATTACAAGCACGTTAAAATAATACTGCCCATCATGAGGTAGGTGATTAGGGTTTATATCAAAGAAGTGCATACCAGTAGGACTCCTTTCTACCATCTTTACTATATAATAACATATAAAAATAATTGGGTCAAAACAGATTTGACAAGCTGGATTTTTTTTGGTATTATATTGGTAAAGGAGATGAGAACAGTGACCAAATTAGATTATACTATCGAGTCTCCCGAAGAGCGTAAAAAGCTGGTCGAACAGATAATCGCGGAAACACCTGACATTACACCACAATATTTAGAGGTATTAGCGGATTATCTGGTTCTCTGTATGGAAAAGCAAGAGCGGAAAGAACGCAAGATATTAACGGATAATCGCATGAGTACTGTTAATAAACGAGAGTGTTCTTTCGAGGGTCTTGTTAGCCAGTTTGAGAACGGTGAAGATGGTATTTATAATTTAATTAACGAGAGCAAACATACAATTTTCCAACCTAAGATTTCGATTACCTAGCATGATTTGGATACAATACCATGCTTAAAACAACTGCGTGATACTATTAACACCTGGGAAGCCGCGTTGAAACGCACTTCCGGGAGAGAGGCTTTCATGATGAAGAAAGCCTTAATTGAAATGCGGAAAGACCAATATATCATCAAACAAGCTTATCAGAAGCCAATCATTGCTACGAAGCTTACTCGGTCTAGCCGCTCCTATGTCCCTCTTGAAGATAAGAGCTATCTGAAGACAACTCCCGACGGTCAAGAGGTTGTAGTTAGTGGTGTATCTCTGATGGACCCCAAAGTGGTGTCTGCTATTCTGTGCGATTACTCGCGACTTAAAGAAGATAGCTGGGGTAATTTTGATGGAGATACATATTACCTAATGGAGACTTTCGATGAGATTAGTTATCGTGTATTACAGGACTATCCCATCTATTTAAGAATAGTCGAGTTAAAAATTGACAAGAAGCAAAATGAGGAAATATAGGCTGCCCTCCAAGAAGAATTTGGCAAGACTTATAGCGTAGAGTATATCTCTAGCCTGTGGCGCAACAAGATTCCAAAGCTGATTGCGGCCGAGGCTACTGAAGACTTCTTAACTTGGAAATATAAAATCAATGGGTACCCAATGAAAAAATGTTCTAAGTGTGGGCAAATTAAGCCAGCTCATAACCAATTCTTTTCAAGAAATAAGACGAGTAGAGATGGATGGTATTCTGTCTGTAAATCTTGTCGTAATAAGAAAAGAGGTTGATTGAATGGCTACACATTTTTGCAAGAAGTGCGGAAAGACCATGGATGATAAGGAGTTCTACACTTCTAAAAACATTGCTAAATATCCTCCAGATGGAAAGCTGGATATGTGCAAGAAATGCCTTACTATGCACGTCGACAACTGGAACCCAGATACGTATATGTGGATTTTGGAAGAAACCGATGTGCCATATGTCAAGGAAGAATGGGACGGCATTTTAGAGAAGTACGGCCAAGACCCAAGAAAGGTTACTGGTGTAACTATCCTTGGTCGCTATCTTTCTAAGATGAAGCTCAAACAGTGGAACCAATATGGTTTTGCCGATACCGAGAGACTTGCAGAAGAGCGCAAAGCTCTCAAGATAAATCAGATGAAAGCTCAAGGAATGAGTGGGGATGAAATCGACGCTGAATTAGCAACCGATCGAACCCCAGCGAAGCCTGCAAGCATGGCAGCTCCGCAGTCACCCGTAGGTACGGCACAATATGAGCCTATTGCTGTTGTTGACGAATTTGAGGATTAGCTAACAACAGAGGATAAGTTGATTTTGCGCATGAAGTGGGGCGCCAGTTATATGGCTGGTGAATTAGTCAGATTGGAACAGCTATATCGAGATTTTGAAAAGTCGTATGATATTCAAGGCGCTGGTATGGTAGATACTCTTATCATGATTTGTAAAGCCAGCTTTAGAGCTAATCAGCTGATTGACACTGGAGACATTGAAGGTTTCCAGAAGATGTCAAAGGTTTACAATGACTTAATGAAGAGTGCTAAACTCACGGCCGCGCAGATTAAAGGCGAGGATACTGATGAAGTAGACTCGATTGGCGAATTGGTTGCCCTGTGCGAAAAGGAAGGTTTTATTCCTCGCTACTATGTGGATACTCCAAAAGACCACGTGGATAGAACTCTACAAGATATGCAATCTTATACCCGTACATTGGTGACAGAGGAGCTAAATCTTGGTAACATGATTGAAGCAGCTGTTAAAGAGATTGAGTCTGATAGAGCAAGAGAGCAAATCATGGAAACCGACCAGGAAAACATGGACGAAGAGGCGCGCTTTGAAGCTAGCTTGTTTGCTGTTGACGAAAAAGAGATTACTGTAAAAGACTATTTGGACTTTGAAGAGTTCAAAGATGAAATGAGGGACATCGATTAGGCAGGTGAGTTCGATGGCACTGAATGACCTGTTAAATATTGCGGACGACCGTAAAAAGATCGGTGTATCTGAGGAACGTATTCGAGCAGTCATGCCTGCTCTACGAGAATATATTGCTTTCTGGCGAGAATATCCAGATTTATTTGTTGATTTCTTGTAGACCGGGGGCAACTTTGAGAAAGAGAAGAAGTTTAAGTTCTTCTATTATCAACGTGTATTCATGAGAGCGGCAATGAGATACCAGTATGTTTACATGGTATTCCCTCGTGCGTATTCCAAGTCATTCCTATCTGTCATGGTACTGATGATACGTTGCATCTTGTATCCTGGCGCCCACTTGTTTGTTACATCGGGCGGTAAGGAGCAGGCCGCAGGTATTATTAAGGAAAAGGTGCAGGAGATTTGCGCTCTTGTTCCTGCCTTTAAGCGCGAGATCGATTGGTCTCGTGGTGCCACACAAGAAGGTAAAGACTATGCCAAGTATGTTTTCAAGAACGGTTCTTGGTTTGACAATATCGCAGCGCGTGAAACCTCGAGAGGTAAGCGCCGCCATGGTGGTCTAATCGAGGAATGTGTGGGCGTTGATGGTAAGATTCTGCAAGAAGTAATTATTCCTACCATGAACGTTTCAAGAAGATGTGCGGACGGCACGGTTCAAGAATCTGAAACTCTTAATCAGTCGCAGATTTATGTCACGACTGCGGGATACAAAAATTCGTTCCCGTATCACAAGCTTATCACGCTATTGGTTCGCATGGTCGTAGAGCCGGAAAAATCTATTATTCTTGGTGGTACATATAAGATTCCAGTACTTATGCGCTTATTGCCGCGTACGTTCGTGGAAGATATGAAGAAAGAGGAAACTTTCAATGAAGATTCGTTTGAACGTGAGTATGAGTCCGTGTGGTCCGGTACAGTTGAGGATGCGTTCTTTAATGGTGATGCTTTTGATCGGTGTCGCAAGAATTTGCAACCTGAATATAGTTATTCGGGGCGCTCGTCAACTCGTTCCTATTATGTGATAGGCGTAGACGTTGGTCGTCGAGGAGACTTGAGTGAATGCGTCGTTATCAAGGTAATTCCGCAGGCACAGGGTCCAGCAATCAAAAGCGTGGTAAATATGTTTACCATGCAAGATGCACACTTTGAAGACCAGGCGATTGCGCTAAAACGTCTATACTATAAATATAAAGCCAAGGCTTTGGTAATTGACGCCAATGGTCTTGGTATTGGCTTGGTAGACTATATGGTTAAGAAACAAGAGTCAGATGATGGAGAAATACTGCCAGACTTTGGTGTTATCAATGATGAAGATGGTGAGTATAAGAAGTATCGCACGGAAAATACCGAATATGATGCCATGTATCTAATCAAAGCCAACGCACCCTTAAATACTGAGGCTCATGCTAATTTGCAGACACAGCTAAATGCTGGTAAGATTCGCTTCTTGATTGAAGAGAAAATTGCAAAGAGCAAATTGCTTAATACCCAGAAAGGTAAGGCAATGAGTCCAGAAGAGCGTAATGAATACCTGAAACCCTTTGTTCTAACATCTATCTTAAAAGAACAGATGATGAACCTTCGTGAGGAGAATGAGGGTGTTAATATTATCTTGAAGCAAGCCAATCGTGGTATCAAGAAGGATAAATTCTCAGCACTTGAATATGCAATGTATTATATCAAGATAGAAGAAGAAAGTAAGCGCAAGAAGAGAAGCCGCAAATTCTCCGATTTTATGTTTATTGGCTGAGATTGGACACTTTTAGATAATACATCTATTGAAACTTTTAAGAATAATAAAGGATGTGAGAGCATGAAATCTAGTCGTGGTGAGATCAAGATACACGAAATCCTAGAAAGTAATGACGTGAACTTCAAAGAAGAGGTCGAGTTTACTGGCTTAAAAGCCCCCTCTGGAAGACCATTGCGTTTTGATTTTGCTGTCTATGATGATGAAGGTAATCTTGATTTTTTGATTGAATACCAAGGAAAATAGCATTATGAAGCTGTAGCAAAATTCGGCGGCAACAGAGGTTTGTATCAACAAAAGTATAATGATAATCTCAAACGTCGTTTTTGTGCGTTGCATGGTATCACCTTGATAGAAGTTCCATACACGGATGAAAACATCCTTTCGTATGACTATATTTATCAAAAAGCTGGTTATTAAGACCGGCCATCTTAAACGAGGAGGTGATAATCTTGCTAAAACAGCGACAACGTAGTGCTCACCCTAAAGGGTTTGACATGACAGAAAAACCCAACACAGCTTATCAGTTGGATATTACCGCCGATGGTGAAGAATACGATACGTCGAGAGACTTCGCAGCTTTGAGAATTGGTATGCGGAAGACCGATGATGTGCTCGTTAACCTTGGTTCATATAAGAAGGTAAACGCGAACTATGGTAATAAGACCTTTGTCTTAAATGCTATTTATCGTCATGATTATAGTACGCTTAGAGAGATTTCTAATTACTTCTATGAGTCAAGCGGTATTTACTATAGACTGTGCAATTATTTAGCGAAGCTTTATCGTTATGACTGGTATGTAACTCCATATGTAGATGATGCATCCAAGGAAAATCAAAACAAAGTCTTGAAAGATTTCTCTAAAGTGCTTTCTTATTTGGATAAGTCTGACGTGAAGCGAATGTGCGATAAGATAGCTTTGGATATCATCAAAGAAGGAGCCTATTATGCCACTATCGTGGATTTCGGCGATCGTTTTGGAGTCCAAAAGCTGCCAGCCACCTATTGCCGCAGTCGTTACTATTCTGGAATTACCCCAATTATTGAGCTAAATCTACAGTTCTTTGATGCGTATTTCCCAAACTGGCAATACAGAGCAACGATTCTAAAGACCTTCCCTAAGGATATCCAACAGGCTTATGTACTGTATAAACAAGGTAGGTTAAAGGGAGATTACCCCGGCGACCGCAGTTGTTGGTATCCGTTAGACCCGGAGGTTTCTGTAAAACTTAGCTTGAATGATTGTGACTTCCCTTCTTTTGTTAGCGTGATTCCGTCTATTATTGACCTTGACCAAGCTCAAGAGCTTGATAGACAAAAAACAATGCAGCAGTTACTCAAGATTATCGTTCAGAAGTTGCCTCTTGATAAGAATGGTGACTTGATTTTCGATGTAGATGAAGCAAAAGATATTCACAATAATGCGGTTGCCATGCTTAAACGCGCGATTGGCATTGATGTGTTGACTACTTTTGCTGATATTGAGAAGATTGACACTAAGGATGCAAATTCTGCAACCAGTACCGACGACCTTGAAAAAGTGGAGCGTACCGTGTATAACAATGCTGGTGTGTCTCATAATCTATTCAATGCGGATGGTAACTTGGCAACCACTAATGCAATTTTGGTTGACGAAGCGCACATGAGAGATTTACCGTTGCAGTTTGCTACCATGTTTACTCGTGTAATTCAACGGTTCAACCGTAAAAATCATTATGAGTTTAGGGTAAGTATGTTGGAGACTACTCAGTTTAATTACCGAGACTTGTCGAAGATGTATAAGGAGCAAATGCAAATTGGTGGGCCAAAGCTATTATCTTTAATTGCTCTTGGTCACTCCCAGTCAAGTATTCTGGCAACCTTGACTTTTGAGAATGAAGTTCTTAGTCTTGCTGATATTATGATACCTCCAATGATGAGTAGTACAATGAGTGGAAAAGACTTGGACAAGAATAATTAGGATACTAAGAATAAAACTCAAAATAAATAGGCGGAAACTGCTGTGGTAGGCGAAAAGAAGAATGGTCGTCCAGAGAAACCCGAACAGGAAAAATCTGACAAGACCATTATCAACGGCGAATCACAATAAAGGAGGGGCTAAACTTGCATATCAGTATTCCAACTTCTGATACTATGGAGTATATCAGTGCGACAGAAGTATCCCCTTTGATCAGTAAATGCTACGTGAAAGTTTGCTATGTTGGTCAAGAACCTAACAGAAACAATACTGTTATCACAAAGGAATTAGCCTATAAGCTTGGTAAGAAATTACCTGGTTCTCCTGTTGTGGGTTACTACAATGAGAGCTTAAAAGACTTTGAAGGACATAACCGAGAAGTCCAGATAGGTGGAGGCAAACTTAAAGTTGTGGATGTGACAAGACCCTATGGTTTTGTTCCTCCCAATGCAAGAGTTTGGTTTCAGAAATTCAGAGATGATGATGGCGTTGAGAGAGAGTATCTTGTGACTGAATGTTACATTTGGACTGGGGCCTATCCCGAGTCCCAGCGTATCATTACTCAAGGTAATAATCACTCTATGGAGTTGTCCAAAGAATTTCAAGAAGGTTTTTGGGCAGAAGCAGATAATTCGCGTGGAAGAATTTTCATTTACAATGAAGCATTGATAGAAAAATTGTGTATCCTTGGGGAGAACGTCGAGCCTTGCTTCGAAGGCGCGCAGTTCAAAACCGAATTCTCCCTAGAGAACAATCCTGAGTTCCAAGAATTCAAGCGGACCATGTTCTCTATGATAACCGAGCTACAAAATACTTTGAATGAAGGAGGTTCTTAGGGTCCTATGGAAGAGAATAAAGACCTGGTTCTAAACCCAGAGAATGAATTCGAAAAGAAGACTCCTGAGCAAGAGGAAGAGAAGCAGAAGGAAACTCCCGCTTCCGCTCCTGCAGATGGGGACAATAAGCCCGAAGACAAGCCTGCTGAAGATGATAAGAAAGATAAGAAGAACTATACTCTTGAGGAAGTTACCGAGTATGTTGAGCTGAAAGCTCAGTATGAGGAGCTCCAGGGTAAGTATAGTGCTCTTGAGCAGGATAAAGCTAATCTTGAAGCAGAGGTTAGTGGTTTGAAAGAGTTCAAGCTACAGGCCGAGCGTAAGGATAAGCAGTCTATGATTGATAGTTTCTATATGCTGACTGACGAAGACAAGAAGGAAGTCGTTGAGCATATTGATACTTATTCTCTAGATGACATTGAGGCTAAACTCTCTGTTATCTGTGTGCGTAACAAGGTTGATTTCAACCTTAATAAGCCACAAGAACAAGAGGAGCAGAAACCTGATGCTCCCACCGGTATGTTCAATCTTAACGGTGCTGAAGAGCAAGACAATGCTCCAGATTGGGTAAAGGCAGTACGCAATACTGCTAAGAAAAATTAAGGAGGAAATTACACATGGCTAAAAGTGGTACTCGCCTTGGTAAGGCGACTTATGTCCAGTATGGTTATGGTCAGGTTGAACCTAACCACCTTTCTGCTCCACGTAATGGTCAGGTTTACGCACAGCTTCCCGCTGCAGCAGACATCGACCTGCTTGAGAACGGCCAGTTCGTGAAGTATGATTACAGCAATGGTGTTTGCAGCTTCTCCGCTGAGAAGGCCGCAGGCGCTTGGATGATGGTTTTCAATGAGGTCAAGATTTATCGTGACCGTGAGACCGAAGCTGATTTTGCTATGATTAAGCAGAATTATAATGCTCGTGTTTATAGCCCTGTTGGTCAGGATAGCTCTGCTATGCAGACTGTTCTTGATTATTCCGACAGTGCAGTCCGTGAGGGCACTACCGTTGGCTATCAGAAGCAGGTTGGTACTTTCAACTATCCTCAGATGATGCCCGAAGGAACAAAGATGGTTCCCCGTGTTCTCTACATCAGTGTTGGCGATCATTGGACCACCAATACTATTATGGCAGAAATTGGTTCTCTGAACAAGGGTGACTTGCTCAAGATTGGCGCTGATGGCTATCTTGTTGCTGGCGAGGGCGCCGGTGGCGATCTCGATCCTTGTTTCGTGGTTGACAAGGTTTACACCACACCTGATATGCAACCAGGTGTTAAAGTAAGACGCGTAGCGTAATAAGGAAGGAGAGATAAATCATGGCATTAGATAGAGCTAATTTGCTTCAACTCATGAAGAACGTGGCTAACGGCACTCCTTCTGGAAACTATTCCTTCAATGGAGAGAATCTCACCTATGCTGCTATGGACGCAACCCTGCAGAATGAGCTGAGAGAGCTGACTGCTACCGATGAACTTTACGAACAGAATAAGCGCATGGTCTTCGCTCTGATGGCAGAGACTATGGATGATTTGGTTCCTACTCGCCTACTGAACGTGTATGGTTCCTTCGCTGAGATTAAGACCTTTGGTCAGGGTGACCGCCCTGTTTACACTCGTAGAACCGGCCATGCTCGTGCCAAGCAGTTCATTACTCGCGTTGGTCTTGCAGGTGTCTATGAGACCTTCAAGCTCGGTTCTGAGAGCTTCGAAGTACAGACCAGTGCTATCGGCGGAGCCGCTCGCATCGGCTTCGAGGAGTATCTTGATGGTCGTGTAAACTTCGCTGAGCTGACCCAGATCGTCATGGAAGGTATGCAGGAACTCATTTATCGTGAGATCCAGGCTGCTCTCCAGGCTGCTGTAACTCAGCTTCCCGCTGCTAACAAGGTATCTTGGGCTGGTTTCGACGAGGCTGCTCTTGACTATCTCGTAAACACTGCAAGTGCTTATGGTACTCCTACCATCTACTGCACTCGTGAGTTTGCTGTGAAAATCGTTCCTGAAGATGGTTGGGTTTCTGACCGCATGAAGGACGAGCGTTGGGCTCAGGGCTACCTCGCTAACTACAAGGGCACCCGCGTTGTTATTCTTCCTCAGTCTCTTGAGGATGAAACCAACAGCCGCAAGGTTATCGACCCCGGTTACTGCTGGATTATTCCTGCTGGCGCCAACGATAAGCCTGTAAAGGTTGCTTTCGAGGGCACTACTCACATTCGTGAGCGTAACGATAATGATGACTGGTCTCGTGACATCCAGGTCTACCGTAAGGTTGGCGTTGGTGTGATGATGACTAACAACATCTTCAGTTACGTTGACACCGAGCTCCAGGGTCACCTGGACAACATCGCTCCAGTAGAGGGCTAATTAAATAAACTATCAAAGGGGATAGGGTTTATCCCTATCCCCTTTTGTCATATGAGAAAAAGGAGATAAAAACTATGAAAGAGACTTGTGTTGTTGCCAACAAGAGTGCTGGCCGTGTCGGTTATACCATTAAGGATGGTCCAATGGCTGTCCGTCGTGAATTTATGCCACATGAGGTAAAGAAAAACATCCCCGTGGCAGAGCTTGAAGCTTTGTCTCAACGTCCAGGCGGACGAAATACCCTGTTCAATTATTTGCAGGTGCAAGACCCTGAGATTATCAACTATTTGCTGAATGGCAATCCACCTATTGAATACTGGTTAACAGCAGATAAGCTACCTAGCTGGATGCAGTCTTGTTCTTTAGAAGAGTTCCAGGATGCGCTTGATTTCGCACCCATCGGCACAAAGGACTTGATTAAGAAATTCGCTGTGGAGTTGCCACTGGCCGACACCAATAAGATTACTGCTATTAAAGAGCAGCTTGGCTATGACGTTATGAAAGCTATTGAGTTGTCTCACGCTTACGATGAACCTGCGGACGGCGCCTCAAAGCAAGCCGAAAGACGCGTACAACCTAGCGTTCCCGCAGGCCGTCGCGCCAATAGCACAATCGTAGTGCCAGAAACCACTAAGGAGAACACTATTACCGTAAAGGAGGAGTAATCATGGATAATTACCCAATTCAGGGTGAACCAACCTCCTTCGAAGAAATCTACGATAGATTTTTAGGTAAGATTACAGATGATATGTATCTTGAGTGGACACGCGAGGATACTCTAAAAGATATGAAAAATATCTTGCTGGACGCAATTCCAGGGTTCGAGTTTCCGCGATTCCCTCTTTACGATTACGACCCGAATGCTGAAACATTCGGGTGTCATCTTACGTCAGAAGAGGTTAACATCTTTGCTCTCTTGATGTATAATACTTGGCTGTAGCGTCAAGTTGCGTCTATTGAAAACACTCGAATGAAGTATTCGGGTGCCGATTTTAAGATGACATCACAGGCGAACCACCTTGCTAAATTGATGGAGCTGAAGCGAGAAGCTGAAAGACAAGCACATCATATGCAACGCCTGTATAAACGTAGAAAGCTGATTGATAATAAGGGTTCCATTAAGTCTAATTGGTCTACCCTTATGGAAAGTAGTACTTTCGATGTTTGACGATAAATATGGAATTGGCTTCTCTTACCGAGTGAAAGAGCAAGACCTACAAAGATTAGTCAATCAGCTCTGGAAACTTATCCCCATGCGCGAGAATGGTGAAGATTGGGCCAGCCATTTGGCTGTTCTAATAGAAGAAATCAGTGGCCTCGTTGAGATATACAAATACAAGCCCGAAGGACTTGTATTGTTGTCTAAGCTAGAGGGCTTAACCTCCCAGGTTTGCGAAGATTTCATGCTTTACCGCAAAACGGTCTTTAGATGTATTGACCTACTCGCGCACGTACTTAAGGATGAATAATCTAGACCTGATGCGTGCGAGACTTGAGTGGTAGGGTGGTATCCACCAAGAAGACCGCATGATTAAAGATAAATGGCGCACCTTACAACGTGCGTTAAAATACTCATATCAAGGCTGCTTTGTGTAGATGGTTCAGCATTATGCACAAGTATTAAATGCTGAACTTGACCAGATGGATCCTGGTATGAGTGTCTTTCCTATTGCTAGAGCGCTGATTAACCCAGATAAAGTTAAGTAGGATTATGATGATAAAATCATTTCTATTGATTATGAGCATCAATATCAGCCAGGTGATGTGTTTGAGTGGGTAAAGACTGGCACACAGTGGATTATCTACACCCAAGAGATTACCGAGGACGCTTACTTTAGGGGAGAAATTCGGCGTTGTCGATATAAGATTAAGTTCAAGGATGAAGAGGGTAATTGGTGCTCTACCTGGGCCGCAATTCGTGGTCCTGTAGAAACACAGATTACCTCTATCCAGAAGAACCAATAGAGAATAGATGAACCTAATCTAAGTTTAAATATTCTCATGCCTCGAAATGAAAAAACTCTTCAAGCTTTTGATAGATACAGCAAATTCCTATTCGCCGGGAAAGCTTGGCGCGTAGAGGCTCCAGATAGCATTAGCATGAAGAACATTATCGAGGTTAACGCAGAGGAGTACTACATCAATAGGGAAACCGATGATGTGGAAAACGAAATTGCAGGAGGCCTGATTATCGAGCCTGTAGTCATACCCAATGTGGATGGCATTCAAGGCGAAGGATTTATCAAGCCTAAAATTGCAGAAACTTACAAAGCCGATGAACCGGATGGTAAGTGGACTGTACTTGAAGATGTGCCAGTTACTATTTGTCAGATTGATGCCAATACAGTGACAGTGACTTGGAATAAAATGGTGAGCGGACAATTTACATTGCAATGGACTAAGGGCAGTATGTCTTTGGAAAAAACCATTGTGGTAGAGTCTTTGTATTGAGGTGATAAGCGATGAAAAAGAATACGTTTGAGTACCCCAAATCAAGCTTGCTGGGTATGCCCAAGGATGCTGCATTGATTATGGATAGAATCTTGTCGAATAAAAATGTCTTGAAGTTGATGTGCTACAACTCAAGAGACTGGAAGAGTAAACCAGAAGTAACTGGTGAAATGCTTAAGGAAATGTTTGAGACTAAGCAGATTTCATCTGTGCCTAAAGTTAAGATAGACGCACCAGAAAAGACTTATCTTCGCTTGATTTATGGCAATATTGTGCGTAATGCAACAAACCCCGAATATCGAGATAACACTTTCGGTATTGACATCATTTGTCACTATGACAACTGGGATTTGGGGGATTTTGAGCTACGTCCTTATCGTATTGCGGGAGAGATAGATGCAATGCTTGATAAGACTCATTTGACGGGTATTGGAGAGTTGATGTTTGTTTCTGCCGTGCCATATGTCTATGACGAAGAGTTTGCGGGGGTTACCTTGACCTACCTAGCCATTCGTGGTCATGAGGATTAGGTGAATCCGCTTGACGAATGATTATAGACTACCTCTTATGGCGGGAGTAGACATTCCTATTCCTGAATTACAAATCACTGTCCATCCTCCCATCATAAGAGATATAGCTTTTATGGGTGAGTCGGATTACTTTATGGCGGTACAATACTTGTGCCTAGAAAAAGAGTCTTTAATATAGGACGAAAGTCTTTCATCATCTTTAAGCAATTTTCAAGTATTAGTGAGAGTATTAGAGCAGTCTTAGGACAAAACCAAGAAGGCTGCTATAATTACCTTGCTGAAGTTGCTTTTCCCAAATCATTCAGCGGTATTAACCAAGAATAGTGTTATCCTAAGGTTGATTGACGGGTAGGACACTATCTTGATAGATAACGACAACTTTGATCATTTTTAGGCGGTACTAAAAGATGTTTTATGTGTGAACAGCATCTTTTAGGGTGAGAATATTATCTATAATCCGGTCAACAAAAGGGCTAAAGAAATAGCTGATAAACTCATGCGAGGCCGCCGCAAAGTGGCTGAGTTGAAAAATAAGGGAAGCAATGAAAGCGTATTGACTCGGTATATATCTGTATTGACAGTAGCAGGAGTGGTTTCACTCGAGCAGTGCTTAAACTGCAATCTGTTCCAACTGTTTGACCTAATGGAGAGATATACCAGTTATGTTGAATGGGATACTGACCTGCGCGTTAGACTCGCGGGCGGTAAGCCTGATAAACCCGTTGAATCATGGATGAGGGATTTACACCCCATGAGTCCCACGGCTTTTAATAGCGGTGGTATGTCCGATGCGATAAAGGTGTACTGATTTTATCCTAGAAAAATTAAGGAGGAAACACGATATGAAATTTGGTGTTCGTGAAATTTGCGACGTTGTTCTTCGCGCTAAGGCAAAGATGCAACTCGGTAATCGCACTTTCTACAAGAACGAACCTGTTCTGTACTTCGATACCTTGAAGACCTCCAGCCTTGAAGGCGCTGCTACCACTGTTTATGCTACTGGTGGCCGTGGTAATGCTCGTTTGATCGCTTGGGAAGGCGAGCGTACTCTAACCTTCAATATGGAAGATGCACTTCTCTCTCCTGAGAGCTTTGCAATCCTTTCTGGTGCTGGCCTGGTTGAGGCAACCGAAGCCGCTCCAATCTATGTTCACACCACTTCCCAGGTTGAGATTAAGGAAGCCAACAAGATTGAACTTCCTGTAATCGCTTGCTGGACCACTGATGAGGCTGGTGCTGCTAAGGCTACTGGTACCGATGCTGCCAAGTATGCTCATGCTAGCGCTGACATCTTCTGCATGGTGCTCGATGACGCTGGTGAAATTGAGGTTGAACCTTGCATTCCTGCTGCTGTTGAGTATGCAGACGGCAAGACTATCATCACCTGTGTTGAAGCCGAAAAGGTCGGCTCTGTCGTTCTTGTTGACTACTACGTCAAGAAGATTGGTAATGCTAAGATGATTGAGATTACCGCCGACAAGTTCGCTGGTAACTACTATCTCGAGGCTTCTACCTTGTTCCGTCGTGAGTCTGACGGTGTTGATATGCCTGCTGAGTTTATCATTCCTAATGGTAAGATTCAGTCTAACTTCAACTTCGCTATGGCTGCTAGCGGCGATCCTTCCACCTTCTCCTTCGTAATGGATGCATTCCCCGACTATACCAAGTTCGACAAGACTAAGAAGGTCCTGGCTGCTATCCAAATTATCACTGATGAAAGTGATGAAGTCGAGGATTCTCGCGCTGCTTGTGTGGTAGAAGAGGCGGGGGAATAATCACTCCGGAGGAAAACGCGGAGTCTAATAATACCGAACCATCTGTGATCGATCTTGATGGCGAAGAGGATTACATCTAATATACAAAAGGGAGGACATTAGTCCTCCCTTTTCTTTGTTTTAAGGAGGTAACGGAGTATGGCAAACATTACTGAAAGCGTACATAGAGTATTGCGTGAAGAGTATATTCTTTACCACTTAGACCATTACAACCTTATCGTGCCAGGTAGGACTGATGAATATTTATCGCCAATCTGGCAGAAGAATAATAGCAATATGAAAGAGGATATGCTTTCTAGCCAAGTGCAAGCAATAGTCAAGGCCATGGAAACAAAAGGTCAGAAGGCCGCAGGCCCACTTGAAATTGCGGAAGCGCTTGAAGATGGCAAGTTATTGGAAGAACTTTTAGAGGGAATTGCGGGAGCCCTGGATAGTGGCATTCAGTCAGCATGGTCATCGAGCGACCCAGCTAGTTTCGCGCGGGTTCTCCAATCTTCACACTCTCTTGATGGATTATTTGAGAATGGTCGTGTAAAAGCTAAACAAGTTCAAGAATTTTTTGATCTTGTGGTAAAGGGTATTTAGTCTATGACTGGTGGAGCGGTTCCAAAACACGTTTTTACACAATTAACCAAGATTGGTAAAAAGATGGGGCCTAAGAGTTTTAGTTATTCAAGCCAAGGCTATCAAACAGCAACACCAGTTACAAAAGAACAACTGCAAGTGATTGATAACATATTAACTTGGCTCAATAATGCAGCAGACAAACTTGGCACTCAAGGGACTCTTGCTTCTGATAGCTTGCGTTCCACTATGACCAATATCTTTTCTGGCGCGCTAGGAGAGCAGATTGGCAAGCAAATGCTAGAATCTGCCATGCCAAACTTGGATGATGAGATACTTAAAATAAGCGATTAGGTTCTTGGAAAGAATGGTAACATTAAGCTTGTTAGCAGCTCATTTAAGAAGTCTGGTGCTCAGAAGACCAAGGGTAAGACCGCTAAGGTTGACTTGCTTAATAGCAAGGCATTATCTTTAACCGTTTCAATCAATGGCTAGACTACTAATATAGAGATAGCCACCAATGTGTCGGTTAAATGGTATAAAACTAATACTAAAGGTATTGTACCTCATGTGTCGCTTGGTTCCATGAATATGGGAGAAATTTTAGGAGAATTTGCGCTTGCTCCTCGTGGTATTGCATATAACATTATTGGACACCAATGGGGTGATCCTGATGGTTACTAGAAACTTAAGTCTACCATTTCCGCAACTTTTCTCAATGAATGGATTAGCGGTTCTGGTGGATTAATGTCTACCGGTGAGGTAGATAAAGCGCAGTTTTTAATGGTAAATGGTAAGCTATATACCATTACTAGCATAATTAAGAAGATAGCTGGATAGATTCCTTATGGCAAGGTAAGTGATGTTGCTTCCCCAGTTTCTTTGTCTTTTGGTGGTATCACATCAAAGACAAACCAGTGGGTAGGTAAAAGCAATAACTGGGATGATGCAGAAACTCGTAGTCGTACAGTTTAGGGTATAATTAACGGGCTGACGATTTCTGCCAGCCTTAACATGAATATGCTAGGCTTGACATAAGAGAATTTTTCTGGTATTATATAAATATAAAGTGATAAAGGAGTTTTGAGCATGAAAGAGATTGCTTTTAATCAATTGAATATTCAACCCTGCATCGAGACCCAGTGCATTTATTGTGGAGATACTGCTATTGAAGTGCAAAGTTATTTGCCTATTGATGACAAGACTAAGTTGCTTCAGTTTGTGGTAAATGGTGCTCTCGATGAGGTTACTGGTACCTTTAGTCCTCTGCGTGTAGAGGTTTATTTTGCCATCGCAGTATGTAGATGGTATGCGGGCATTTCTTTTACCGAAGAGGATATGGTGAATGTGGCTCAAGTGTATGATGCTCTTGATACCAATGGTCTAATCGAGGATATTCTGGATGCTATTCCTGAAGGCGAACTGGTCTTCATTAAGAACTTGGTGGAAGAGACTGTTGCAGACATTGCAAGATACAACACTTCTGCGGCCGGTATTATTCAGAGCATGAGCAATAGTGCTACCGGTCTTGATGAACAGATTACCACCATCTTGGAACAAATCAAGAATGGTGAAGGTCTTGAGCAGCTATCTGTCATCAAAGATGTGGTTGGAAAAGGTTAATCTATTTAATAGAAAAGTCAGATTAAGTAGAGAATTGAAAAGGCTCTTGGGATTTAATTCTCAAGAGCCTTATTTGCATATGTGACAAAGGAGGAAAAGGACATGGCTAAAAGATTGAATTACCAGATTGGTATTACAGCCGATACTAACCAATTTTAGGCTGCTATCAAAGAAGCGCTAAGCTCTTTGAGCAATCTTAGTACACAATCTTCCATGGTACCAAGTTTATAGCAAGCTTCAACAGCGGCGCTGGAATTGAAGCGCAACTTGGAAAGCGCCATGAATGTTAAAGGAGATTCTATTGACTTAACGAAATTCAATGATAACTTAAAAAATAGTAATCGCACTTTGACAGAATATTATCGTACTCTAGAGGCATTGGGACCAAGTGGTCAAGAGGCTTTCCTTAGTGTAGCTAGTGCTATAATGAAAGCTGAGACCCCTCTACGCAGAACCAGTAAGTTAATGGATGAATTATGGATAACCATGAAGAATACTATGCGTTGGCAATTAACTTCTAGTGTTTTGCACGGTTTTGTGGGATAGCTTGAAACTGCATATGGTTATGCCAAGAGTCTTGACACATCGCTCAACAATATTCGTATTGTTACCCTTAAGTCCACTGATGAAATGAAAGAGTTTGCGGCATACGCAAATGAGGCCGCGAAGGCTTTAAGCACTACTACTACTGACTATACTGATGCATCTTTAATTTACTATCAGCAAGGCCTTGATGATGAACAGGTTAAAGGTAGAACTGAAACCACTATTAAGATGGCCAATGTTTCAAGACAGGCTGCAGAAGAGGTCTCTGAACAGCTTACCGCCGTATGGAATAACTTCTATGAAGAGGGCGGAAAATCTCTTGAATATTACGCCGATGTAATGGTAGCTCTTGGTGCTGCTACTGCATCCAGTTCTGATGAAATTGCAACTGGCTTGCAGAAATTTGCCGCCGTAGCTGGAACGGTAGGTTTAAGTTACGAATATGCCGCTTCCGCTCTTGCAACACTTACTGCTAATACTCGCGAAAGTGCAAGTATTGTGGGTACTGCTCTTCGTACTTTATTTACTCGTTTCCAAGGTTTGTCTTTAGGTGAAACCTTAGAAGATGGAGTAGACCTAAATAAATATTCTCAAGCCCTTGCTAAGGTTGGAGTATAGATTCTTGATGCTAATGGTAATCTTAAACAGATGGATAACATCTTGGATGATACCGCTGAGAGATGGAGCACTTTAACTAAGGCATAGCAAATGGCACTCGCTCAAACCGTGGCTGGTGTACGTCAGTATACTCAATTTATTAACCTAATGGAGAACTGGGATGATTTCCAAGATAATCTAGCTACTGCAACAAGTGCTACTGGTGCACTAAATGAACAAGCCGATGTTTATGCAGAGTCTTGGGAAGGCGCTCGTGATAGAGTTAGAGCAGCGACTGAAGACATTTATGACAGTTTAATCAATCCTGACTTCTTTATTAGTGTTGATGATGCAGTTACTCCAATTCTAAGTGGTACAGCCGATGTAATTGACTCCTTGGGTGGAATGCAGGGTGTGCTGGCGGGATTAGCGTTGCTAATGAATCGAGTATATGGAGACCAAATGGCCAGCGGTATGCGTGCTATGGCTACCAACCTTGGTTTAATGCAGCAGAAGGAATGGGAGAGAGCGCAAGCATTAAGACAAGAAGCTGCCGACATGGCTAGATTGATTAGCTTGCAGAACTCCGATAATAGCATAGACAATCAAAGAATATCTCAAGAGGCCAAGTTAGTCGAGTTGCAAGGACAGGCGAACGCCTATGAATTAGAGCTGAGTAGTTACCAAGCAGAGAAATTGCGCTCTTTGGTGCAAGAAGCTGCGGTGCGTCAAGACATCTTGAACACAATGGCACAACAAACAAATCAGGCTCGACAGTAGGCAGAAATACTGACCGAAAGACTGACAGAGCATATGAACCAAGAGTCTCAACAAAACTGGCGGAACCAAATTAGAGGAGCTACATTCCAGCGCGATGCCTCTGGTAATCTTACGAATAGAGTGCAGCAAGGCATGGGCGTTATTAAAAAAGATATAAATGCCGTTCTTAACGATTCTAGTGTTACTTCTAATGAACGAGCTTTAGTAGCACTTATCGCAAGATTAAAAGAGGCTGCAATTCAATCAGAAAAATATCGCCAGCTACAAAGATCTTTAAGTTAGAGTACAAGCGGAATATCTCAAGAAAGTATCGAGTTAGCACGCTCTCTTGGCTTAGTAGCCCAGAACATGCCTGATGATTAGGTGGAAAGATATTTGTCTGCCAACGGCAAGTTCAACACAGAGCTTCAGTCGTCTACAGAGCGAGTTAACCGACTTCGCCAGGTGATTTTGGCTTTGGGTGAGGACAATGTACGTTTTTAGAACGACTTAACACGTTTGGTAGCACAATTCAGAGCCGGAGCAGTATCTGAACAAGCCTTTAATGATGCTCTTACACAGATGGAAGGAAAAATGTAGGAAGCTCAAAACGCCATGAGTAATGGCTCTCTAAAAGCTAAGGATTGGGCAGAAACATTGGTAAATGCTGGTAGTGTCTTGTCACAAGTAACCATGGGAATTAACGCTCTTTAGAGTCTTGGACGAGTATTTAGCGATGAAGATATGTCTAATACCGAGCGTTTCGTAACTATTCTTACTAGCTTAAGTATGCTATTACCCACTCTTAGCATGGCTTTTGGAGCACTCAATAAAGAACGACAGATAAGCGTGGTTTTAGGTGGCCAAGCAGCATTGGTTGAAACAAAGACAGTATCTGCTACATTGGCAAGTGCAATAGCAAAGAAACTATCTGCTAAAGCGACTTCTGATGACACCGCTAAAACCATTGCTAATACGGCAGCTAAATATGCCAATAATCTTATTCTTCTCGCGGCCGTTGCAGTCATAGCCGCATTGACAGCTGCGATTTATGCAGCGGTTAAGGCCTATAATGCCGATGCCGATGCGGCTAAAAAGGCAGCTGAAGCAGCGCGTGAAACCGCGGAGGCCGCAGATGAAGCAAAGCGGGCAGCTGATGAACTCCGTTCTTCTATTGATGCTTATGATAGTGCGGTAGAGAAACTAGAAGAATGTACTGAAGGTACTCAAGAGTGGCGTGATGCCCTTAAAGAGGTTAATGAAGCAGCCATTGAGGTTCTCAATAATGCTGGTAAGCTAAGTGCTGAAGATCTAGCAAATCTGCGCAATAGTGATGGTACTCTAAATAGAGACGCTCTTACCGGTTTGCAAGATCGCGCCGATCAACGTGCTGAAAATCTCACTTATGCAGCATCTGCCGCAGAAAAGTATGCCGCAGATATGCAGCTTCGTGCTGATGCAATGGCCTTAGGCCGTAAGGCATATAGCTATCGAGATGAAACAAGCGACAGTGGCGATAGAGATATACTCCTTGCTAATTATGAAGAGTTGGCTAAGCTATCCAAACAAGAGTTGGTGCCTGCTCTAAGAAAGCTTGGATTCTCAATTTCTGATTCCGAAGATACCATCGATACATGGTATACTGCTATTCAGGGCATGGCCGATAGCGCGGTCGCCGCGGGTGAGAAGTTTAATCTTATCACTCAGATGCAAGTTGAACAGGTTCTTGGCGTGGCTCAAACCACTCTTGATAGAGCTGTTCAAACCATGGTTACTGGTCAAATTGATGCGCTTACTCAAGAATTGACAGATGAATGGGAAGATAAGCTTACTGGTAGCGGTATCAACAAAGCCTCTAGTTCTGGAAATTCCATTTATCAAGAGACCTTACGCGCTTTGCGGGATGCCGGCTACGACGTCAGTGCTCAAACTGATAATGCAGTTCGTGGTACCGATAATAACCGCAGTCTTGTGTTCCTAAATTCTCAAGGACAAGAAGTTGTATATAATGCTGAGCAAATTGCTGCCATGATTGCAGCAGCTCAAGCCCTTGACGAAATTGGTGATAGCGCACAGGGTGCCAAGACACAATTGCAAGACCTTGATGAAGGCGCACTCAATTATATTGCCCAGGGTGATTTTAGTAATTCCCTAAGAGATGCTCTTGCTGATTATGACACTGCTGATGAAGTGATTAGTCAGTTCGGTGGAGAAGAAGCAATTAAGGCTATTATTGCTGCTCAAGAAGGTATTGGTATTGATGAGGTTGGAGAAGAACTTGTTAACGAGTTTGTTGATGGTGTTGTCAATGCTGCTGAGAATACTCGAGATGACATGGATAATGTCGGAAAAGAGTATGCCCGTTCTGTATAGCAGGCTCTTGAGGATGCTGATTTAAGTAATCTTACACTTTCTGAAATGCAAGATGTTGCGGATATCTTTGCTCTTGCTTCTGCCTATGGCAAGCTTGATGAAGCTATCGCTGCCCATGAAGCAGGCTCTTTAGAGGAATTTGCAGAAGGCATTAAGGAAGTAGTAAGTAGTTTAGAGAGTTTCCAAACTAAGTATGCGGCTATTCGCGAGGTAATGGATGGTATTGCCACTGGTGATACAATTTCTAAAGAGGATTATGATACTCTTGGAGAAGGCGCTAAGCAATACTTCACCATGATGCTTGATGGCACCTATAAACTTACCGCTAACGCGGCCGAGTTTAAGGAAGCTACTCAGCAAGCCTTGTTGGATGAAGCCACTAAAAGTATGAATACCCTGGAAGCTCGAAACCAGGAGTATCGTAATCTGCAAGGTTATGATTTCAATAATCTAACTAAGCAAGCTAATTACCAAGATGAAAATGGTGATTGGAAGTATGACCACACCACTGTTCAACAACAGCTTGATATAATTCGTTTACTGGGAGACCAGACAGATGAAACCAAGATGAAGTTGGATGAGTGGTATCAAGATTTGGCGGCTGGCTCTTTCGACGATGGTCTTGATGAAATTGCCCAAATGGTTGGCGAATGTAGCGGAGCCTTTAATGGACTGAGTGACACTATCGCTGCGAATGAGGCAGAAGCTCGAGCATGGAATCTTGCTATTGCAAGTTCTTATGATAACCTAGACGATTTGAAGCAAGCTCTTGATGATGGTATCATCTCTACTGAGGCTTATACATAGGCTGCTGTTAATCTTGATAGAGCATCTGATACTGAGATGCTTGACCCAGAAGAATGGGAAGATTTTGCGGACTATCTAAGAACTTCTGCTGATGAAATGGAAGGTCTTAACGATGAAATGAGCGATAACGAAGCTCGCATCGTGGCCAAGGGTATCATGAAAATGAATGATGCCATTGAGGACTTGTCCAACAACTTCGAAGACTGGTCTGATATTATTCAGAACTCGTCTGAAGATAGTGAAGAATTTGCGGAAGCGATGCAAGATTGCCGTACTGCTGTTGCTAACTTGCTTGATGTTAGTGAAGATTACGTGTCTAATGATTTTATTAGTCAGAATCTTGATCTTATTGAGCAAGCTGCTACGGGTAGTGCAACTGCAATTGATAACTTAAAGAGTAAGCTGGGCAATGACATCATTGCTAGAATCGTTGTTGAGAATGGCTTAAGCGAAGATGAAACGGCTACAATCTTAGCAGATTATCAAAATCTTGTGGCCTTAATTCCAGATATCGATGTTGGTGTTTCTCTAGATGATGGAGAATTCCTCACCAAGGCTCAACAGTTGATAGCAGATGCTGGAATGACCGTTGACCAAGTCAATGCTTTGTTTGATGCAATGGGCTTTGAGGCGAATTTCAAAACAGAGCCTGTGCTCACAAAGCAGAGAGTTCCTGAGTATGTAACTGAAACTATTGATGCCGGTACATACGAGGATGATAATGGTAATACGGTTATTCGTACCCGTACTCGCACTTATCAAGATGGATATTATGAAGCAGAGGGTTATGTAGACGCTATTGCCATGACCACTAATGGTAAAACTCCTGTTATTGATGGAATTACCAAGAAGGCTACTGGTAACTATAATAATTACTCTAAGAAAAATGCGGGTGGCGGCTCTCCCGGTGGTGGAGGTTCTTCTAAGCCTAAGCAGATAGATAAAGAAGAAGGTAACGCAGAGCCAGAACGTTACCATCGCATCAATCGTGTTATTGAGGCTCAGGAACGAGAGCTCGAGGAAGTTGGTACATAGATCGATAGGGCCTATGGTTCCAATAAACTTGTGCTATTTACTAAGCGTGAGCAAGAGCTAAACACCTAGCTTGCAAATCAAAATATCAAGCTAGAAGAAGCCAATGAATGGCTAAAGGAAGACCAAAAAGCTCTTTAGGATTTCTTAAGCGCTGGTGGTAATGATGTAGCTATCTTTGATGAGGATGGCGAGATTGCCAACTTTGATAGATTGTAGGCCAATGAACTTGCTTATTATGAAGCTAGCCTAAATGCATATAATGCCTATATTGAGACATATAATGCAATGAGTGCCACTAAGCAAGAGGCGGCCGCAGATGAGCTTGAAGCTCAGCAAGCAGTTTTCGAAGCGGCAGAAGAGCGTTGGACTCAATGGCAGGACTTTGTATCTCAATATGAAGATACATTGGATATTGTTAACGAGCAGCAACAAATTCTTCTTGATGGTTTAAGAGAGCTGTCTGATCTTAAGCTGCAAGAAATCGACTATAAACTCGAAATTGTGCTTGATGTAAAGAGCATGAAGGATTCCATTGACGAATTCTGGAAAGAGTTTTATGAAACATAGGGTGACTATCTGTCCCACTTTAAGATGTATGAGAAACTGAGTGCCGATTTGGCCGGTCGAGAAGCCAATATGTTTGGCGATTATGTCGAGAAGTGGCAGGGCCTGCAAGAAATGTTGTCTGACCCATACGCAGACGAAGAGGCTGTTATGGAAGACATTCAAGAGCTCCAGGGCCAGATTCTTGATTCTGCCGCAGCCATTGTCGAGTGGGCTGATACCATCGAGGAAATTATTCCAGAGGCCGTAAATGCGGCCGCCGATCGGTTTGCCAAGTTTACTGATTAGCTTGATCACAATACCTCTGTGCTAGAGACCATTAAGGAACTTTATGCATTGCAAGGTGTGACGAATAAAACTGCTAGCGGTTTTGCAACTTTATAGCGTAACCTTGGGGAGCGACTAGAAGCCCAGACCGCAAATGCAGTCTTGAATAAGAAATGGGCAGATGAAGCCAGACAGCGCCTAGCGCAAGCTCAGGCAGAACTAGATGCCTATCTCGCCGCAGGTGGTCAAGAGGGAACAAATGAGCATGATCGTTTGTTAAAGGCTCGTGACGCATATCTTGAGGAATTCAACGAGGCTCAAGAAGCCTATCTTTCTCTTGCTCAAGAAGCGATGGAGACTGCACAAGAGATGTATCTTGAACAGATTGAACGTGCCGTGTATGAGTTTGGACAGGCGGCTTCTAATGGCTTAGGTCTTGATTTATTGCAAGATAAATATGACCATTATATCGAAGCAGAGCAGCGTTATCTCGATAAGGTAAATGAAGCTTATTAGGTTACCTCTTGGTATAATAAGCTTCAGAAAGATATCGACGAAGCGACAAGCGCTTCTACCAGAGAGCGCCTTAAGACTCTACAAGAAGAGATTGATTTGCGTCGTGAGGGTGGCAAGTTATCCAAGTATGACCTTGAGATTCTTGAAGCTAAGTACCAGGTTATGCAAGCGCAAATCGCTCTTGAAGATGCTCAAAATGCCAAGAATAATCTCCAACTTGTTCGTGACCGTCAAGGTAACTGGAATTACCAGTATACCGCTGACCCGGGCTAGGTAGAATAGGCAGAGCAAGATCTAATTACTGCTCAGAACGAGTGGTATAATATTGCCAAAGAGCAAGTGACCAATGTTACTGGTGAGATTGTTGGCCTGTGGCAAGAATGTTCTGATGCTGTTGCTGAAATCTATAATGATATGACGCTAACAGACCAAGAGCGTGCCGATAGGGCTGCCGAGATTTATGCTTATTATACCGACAAGATTAAATCTCTTGAGGAAGAAAAGCAGGTCGCGGTGTCTGATATGACAGAAGCTGGCAATGAGTCTCTGCTCACCAACGCCATCTTAATGGGCGATACTATCACAGATTTGACAGGTTTAACATCTGAGGAAATTCAGCAAATTGTGGAAGATAGTGGCGGAAGCATTATTGATATTTTATCCGGCAATAACGAGGCAATTAAGGATATTGTAGCAAGCAATACAGAACTGATTGATCTATTCGAAAATAAGTATGCTGAAGACCTAGAACTCATGACTGGAAACACCGAAACCTTTGAGACAGATTTAAGAGGCCTGTTAGAGCAATGTGAGGGTAATTTCCAGAGCTATCAAGATAAGGTTGAAGATGTAGCAAGAGAAACTGGTACCACTCTGGGCGATCTTGCTGATGAAACAGACATAGTTTCTGATGCCACTGACGAATTGCGTAGTCGTGGCGAGGAAGCTGCTGTGGCTTTGTGGGGTCAGGTTGATGCGGCAGCTGCATTGTCTGCGGAATTGAGCCTACTGGCAGAGCAGTATCTTGCTGTTGCGCAGGCAATGGCACAGCTTGCTGCGGAACAGGCCGCACAGGTAGAGCAATCTTATGTTGAAGATAACACACCGGAAGTACCAGAGATTACAACCCCAGATACGCCGGATACCCCTCAAACTGAGCCTACGGGTGTTGGTACTGGTGGTGCCATGAGCGCTACTCAGATGTCTTAGCTGGTTTACGATATGGGTCTTGGCCTTTATGACAATAACCCTGTGCGTAGACAGCAGGTTGAGAGTATGTATCCTGGTATGTATTCCGTCGCACAAGGCATTTTGAATGATGCTTTGGCACAAGATAACTGGAATTATCATCACAACGGTACCGCGTGGAAAGATACGGTTGATCGACTAGTACGTGAGGCCGGCTTCGCCACTGGTGGTTATACCGGAGAGTTCGATAGTGCAAGACTTGCTTTCCTCCACGAGAAGGAGCTTGTGCTCAACCAAGAGGATACTAATAATATTCTTGCGGCCGTTAATGCGGTGCGTATGCTAGGTCCAGAATTCTTTGCAGCAATCGAAAGAGCGCTCGATAGCTCTGTGGCCGCAGGTATGGGACTTATGAAAGAGCGTATCGGCGGTGCCGGTAGTATTCAACCTATTGGTGATACCCTGCAACAAGAGGTACACATCGAAGCGGTCTTCCCCAATGCAACTGACCGTAACGAGATTGCGGAAGCTCTTAGCAACCTTAGTAATGATGCTTCCCAATACATTAGAAGGAGACGCGAATGAGGAAGGGGATAACCCCTTCCTCCTCCTTCAAGGAGAGAAAGGAGACAAGACATGAACAATATATCTGAACAAGTCCTACAAGCGGTAGAGATTGTTGTAGATGAAAAGATTTCAAAGCTTGAATATGACAAAACCAAGCAAGGCAAGATATATAGTATTGAGAATATTGATACTGGAGAATATCGAGTCACCCTGAATGGCGCTCATGTTTTGGCTTATGCGGAAGATACTTCCTAGACATATAAAGTAGGCGAGGCTGTCTATGTGAAGATTCCAGAGGGTGATATGTCGAACAAGAAGATTATTACCTCTAGAGTGACTTCAACCTCGCTTAATGAAGCTCAGCTAATGCAGTTATCTAACTCTATCATCGAGATTTCACCTTACTTTGACGAGCTTTATGGTGGCGCTTATGATAGATTAAGTTCTTATGGTGTGATTGCGGGCGCGCCTTCCGATCTGGAGAACAAGGGTTGGGTGTCTATTTTCAAGAACAATGATACGTATCAGCCCGATGGTTACCATGGAATGTTTCATCAGTATTCTTCTCAGTACGAGTATATTCGTCTTAAGGCATCGTTCTTAACGCAGTTCCACAGCACGCATATTAAAGGTAACTATGGTATCGAGGTGGAGTTTTATACCAATGATGATAGTAGCGTATCTTACAAGTTACAATGCTCTAACTTTAATGGTAACCCGTACGGTTTCTCTGTCTACACACCGCAAGAAATCGTGATTAAAGCGCAAAAGAACTATTTAGTAGGACTTAAATCTATTAAGTTGTTTCAAGAAAACTTCGTCTATGATAAGATTATTGGTTACAATGGAACTCCAGATAAAGAGATTACAGATGTAGCTAACATCTTTGTAAAGGACATCGTTCTTCAATATGTGGACAAATTAGACCTTAGCGATGTGACATATTACTTGACGATTGCGGCGCCCAGGGGTATGGCGTTTACAAACAAGGTTGATAAGCTTTCTCTGGTAGGTCGATTGATTTACAAGGGTGAGGATATTATCAACAAAGGTAAAGTGACTTGCCAATGGTATGAGAGAGATTTGAGCGTGATGGTTGGCAGCGAGGAATATAGTAAGGCCGCAGGTTTCGGTTGGTAGCCTATTGATGGAGCAACTGATAGCACCTTAAATCTATCTTCTTCTGATTACGCACACACCCACTCACAGCGATATAAGTTGATTGTTGTCTATAACGAAGAAACAACTCTTACCGCAGAGATCGAGGTCAAAAATCTCAATAGCAAGTATGATTATTATATTGCCCAGATTACTGAGGGTGCGGACATTAAGCTGTAGCTTAAAGAAAGAAATACCGATGAGTCCTTGGTAGGAAATTGGTATTTGTCTTATCCTGACGGTAGTTACAGCTCTGTGCAGCAAGGAAAAAATTAGAACGCTATTCTTGTAGGTGACTATTTGATTTATAGTTCTGTGGTGTTTTACTGCGAGGTTTATAATCAAGCGGGTGACTATTTAGGTACTATCGAACATACCATCACGAGCAGTGAAAACGCGGAGGACTTAACCGTAACATATGTCGGCGAAGACACCTTTAGATATGATGCTAATGGCGATATTACCATCGAGGACTCTGAAAAAGAGCGAACCTTGTAGGCTAAAGTAGAGTGGAAGAATGGCTACGCATCTGCTTTTAAGGTTACATGGTGGGTGCTTGATGAGGATAGAAACGAAGTCGAGTTGCCAAAAACAAAAGATCAAGCTCATAATCCTGATAATTCCATGATGGCCGGCCTTTGGGTTGACACACAAGAATGTTTACACTATAATATTAAATAGAAGTATAAAGTTAATTACAATAACAATAGTGTTATAATGCGTATTACCACTATTACTGGAGATGAATATTCTTATAATAAAGAAATTCTTTTCTTGAAAGATGGCGACCAGGGCACTAACGGTACTACTTATATCACCACGATTCGTCCATGCGATTCCGATGGTAACAAACTAAGTGGCCTTAACCCTCTGCGCTATAACACAGGCTGGAAAAATTATTTACGATTGCATTGTTATGTCTATAAAGATGGTGAGCTGATTAACGGTGAACTTGATGACCGCTATAATTTTAAGTATAAGTGGGAAAGCAGTAATGTTACAGTGGAGAATAAACTCTTACTGGACACTACTTCTAATCAAGTTGTAGCGCGCGGTATACCTACCATTTCCGCGGATACCACAAGCAAAGAATTAGCTTTCTATGTTAAGGTGCAGGTTACTGTCACCGATGCCAATGATGACAAGATTGTGACCTATGCTTCTTATCCTATTGATGTGATAGTCGGAGATGCGGTTGCTTCCGACATTAACATAGATGATGTGCCTTCTTATATCAAGTACACTTCTTCTGGCCTCACGCCCTCTTATTACAGCAATGATATTAACTTCTACTATAAAGATGTAGCGTACAATAACAACATTCAATCACTCAACACCAATCTTTTGACTATTGTTGAGCGAGATAGCAAGAAATATTTGGAAGCTGCACCAACCTTTATTTTCGAAAATGTGAAAGAAAACAGCGAGAGTAATATTGGTGTGCTATCTTTCAATATTCCAAACTCTGATGCCAAGCTCATTCATCCTATTGTTATGTATCTCGATACCTACGGTAATGAGGCAATCAATGGATGGGATGGTACGGCATTAAAGCTTGATGAGAATGAGAACTATATCTTCGCTCCACAAGTTGGTGCGGGTGCGAAGGATAGCGCTAATCGTTTCACTGGTGTTGTCATGGGCAAGGATAGTGGACAAGATAAGATTGGTCTTTACGGCTACCAAGCTGGTGTCAATACCTTTGGATTGATGCAAGATGGTAAGGCGTTCTTCGGTGCGAAGAGCGGTGGCGGTTAGATTCTTATCGACGGCACTTCCGCACAATTGAGCGGCGGTGGCGGTGGTGATAGTGAAGTCGGCATGACTATTACTCTTGCTGACCTTAACCCCAATAAAACTACTTATGCTATAAAGGTGGGTGGAGGTAAGTTCTCCGTTACCTATGCTGGTGTAATGAGTGCCATTGACGCAGAGATTGAGGGTACAATCTATGCTACCACGGGTAGAATAGGTTGCTCAAGTAAGAGTAGTACCGATGGTTGGGTTATCGAGAAAAACCGTTTGTATAGCGGTAGCGGTTCAACAAGAGTAGAGTTAAATAGCGACCCCAACGAGACTTATGCCATTTGGGCTGGTAATGCCAGTAGCGCAAGTGCGGCAAGTAGCTATTTTGCAGTATCGAAGAAGGGCGCCTTGTATGCCAAGGAAGGTAATATTGGTGGTTGGACACTTAAGAAAACCTCCTTCTCAAATGCTACCAATAAGATTGGTATGGCAAGCGCTGGCGCGTTTACCTTCTGGTCTGGCGCGGATAGCGGCACTCCTGGTAATACACCAACATTTAGCGGTTCTTCTTACTTCTACGTTAAGAGTGATGGTAAGCTATATTGTAAGAACGCTGACATTGATGGTAAGGTTACAGCAGATAGCGGTAAGATTGGTGGTTGGACAATTACTAGCTCTTCTCTGTATGCTGGCAATACCTATCTATACTCTAGTGGTAGAATTGTAGCATCAAATGCTAGCATTAGTGGTACAATCAACGCTACTACACTTACCTGTAACAGCGGTAGTATTGGTGGTTGGGCAATCACTTCGAATGGTCTGTTCTCCGATTATATCTCACTATATTCTAATGGTCATGCTACTATGAGTGAGCTTGAGATTGAGACTACTACCATCACCTATCAATATGATGATAATGGGAATATTATTGGAGCAACAGTGAGAGCCAACGACTCTATCGGTACGGTTGGTATGATTAACGGTTCTGATGGTCAGTAGACAACCAATAACTTGGGACTGCAAACTACCGATCGAAAGAAGAGTATCATTATAGACTCGTCTCGAAACGTGGCTATAAAAGCACTTGGAGCAATAGTCTTAGGCGATGGATGGGCGCTTGGTTCTGGAAACGGAGATCTTCGTTGCACTATTCCAAAAGAGCGTCAGACCGGTATCTACGCTCAATTTGCCTAAGGAGGAGATTAAATGGGTTCTGTATCATTAAATCAGCCTTCTTATTCAAGTGTCAAGCAGACAAGCGCTACAATTAGTTGTAGCGCTTGGGACTGGCCTTATCCCAGTGATGCTGGTACTACAACCACCGGAGATAGCAAAAATGGTTCTGAAACCACGATTTCATACAGTAATACAATATGGACCTGGAGCTTCAGCGATGGCGGTTCTGCGAGTAGCAAAGAACCTACTCATACTTTTACTGGCTTGTCTGCGGGAACCAGCAATACCGTTCGGGGTACACTGAGTGTAAAGTGTACTAAAACCACGACTAAGAAGTCTTGGAGCACTACCACTGAAAAAGTAGAAACTGGCAAGGATGAAAATGGTAATCCAATTTATGAAGATAAAGAAACCACCACGACTACTGGACCAACCACGACTACAACCACAGTAAATCTAGGTTCCGCTTCCGATAGTGTAACCGTATATACACAACCAACCGCTTGGTCTTTTGGATGTTCTCCTGGTAAATATATAGCGGACTATGCCACAGCCGCTAACTGGAATAGGCTTGCTGATTAGGTTGGTAAATATAAAAGCTGGCGCAATCAATCAAGTTAGTATAGTTCTTATAACTACCTTAAGGTGTCGCCAGGTGATTGGATAACTGCCGCTATTTATAATAGTATGGCAAGTGTTTGCGGGACTGCGAGTGTCACAGCGAATAGCACTTTGATTAGCGCAGCTTTATTTGAGGCGTTGGCAGACGCAGTTTCGCCATGAGAGAAAAAGGAGTTAATTCTATGAAACTAACAAACAAGAAAGTTCTAGAAAATATCGAGGGTTTAAGCACGCTTATGCAAGATTCAATGCCCCTTCCCGCGGTTGTATCTTTTGCAGTTGTGCGAAACTTCAAGACACTTCAACCTATTGCTGAGGATATTTATAAAGAACGTTTGAATATTCTTGAGCGATATGGTACAGCTGCCATGGATGACGAGAATGGCACTGCATATTATGACATTCCCAAGGAGAAGCAACAAGCCGTTAATCAAGAATTGGAAGACTTGCTGGCGGTAACTACGAGTATGCCTCTCGTTACTTTTGCTCTTGATAAGTTGACGGGATATGATATTCCATTAAGTGTAATGAATGTTCTATACTTTATGGTGGAGGATGGCGAGGGTAATTAACCCTCGCTTTCTCTATTTATGGGCGAAAGCAATTTATTTGTCTTATTGAATTTTTAGGTTTAGTAGGAACATTGAGAAAAAGGAGGCGCAAGATATATGCCAATTAGTATTTATCCGCCTACTTTGGCGAGTACATAGCCAGCTTTCTTGGCTAGTAGCAAGAACTATTCTGTTTTTTACACTCTACAAAGTATGACTGGTAGAAATAGTATCGGGCATGTGCAGATTAGAGTGGTGGATTAGCTATCTAATTCGAGCATTGTTAAAACTGCTATATATCCAGATGGTATTATTTACAAGAATGCTAGTGATGCCATGAAGGATGGCGGCAGAGAAGGCCTATACTATACTGAGATTACAAGAGACGACTTAAGGGAAGATTGGACCCCTGGTCGTTGTTACAAAATTTAGGTTCGTTTCGGTACTACAGAAAGATACGAAATTGTAAGGGGTCAACCCATTAATTTCGCAGACTGGAAAAAGAAGCAAACTGAAGAAGGAACTTTCTCTGAGTGGTCTACTGTTATGGTAATCAAGGCTATTGATTCTCCGGTTGTTGAGATAGCTAACGCAGGAGTATCAAAACCTGATACTGTAAATACCACGAATGTTGAAAACTCGTTAACACCTTTATTTACGGGTGTTTACTCTATAAGCGGGAATTCTAATGAGATTCTCGACAAATATAAGTTTGACTTATATGACGAGGAAGATAGCTTTATAGAGACCTCAGACTGGATTGCCGCGGTTAATCAGAGTATTTCTTACAGATTTAAGACTATTCTGACCAATAATGCAAACTATAAGGTGCGCTTTACCATTGTAACTATCAATGGATATGAAGCCTATAAGGAATATTCATTCCAGGTAAAGAAAACTTATTTGGAAGCCATCGAGAATGTTGGTATGGTAGTTAAAGGTAATTAGGATATCTATTGCCGAGATAATGGTTGCATTAAGGTGTGTCTATATCCAATGACTAATACTCCAATGGCTTTGACCGGTTGTTATGTGTTAACAAGAACTTCCGAGAAAAGTAACTATGGTGTATATGAGGATATTAAGTATTTTAATCTATTTGAGGGTAGTTATACAGAAGATAAACCTTTGTATTTCGATTTTACAATCGAGAGCGGAGTACGCTATAAGTATGGATTCCAGTATCAGAACTCTCAAGGTTTACGCAGTACAATGATAGAATATAATCAGCCAGTAAGCGTAGATTTTGAGTATTCATACATCTATCGAGATGGTATTCAACTTAAGCTATCTCTCAATCAAAAGGTAAATACTTTTAAGCATACCGTCTTGGCTAGTAAACAGGATACTCTGGGCGATCGGTATCCACATTTGGTCAAGAATGGACACGCTCATTATGCGGAATTCCCTATCTCTGGTACTATCAGTTATCAGATGGATAAAGACGATACATTCTTCTCTACCAGTGTAGGCGGTTGTTATTTCAAAGATGAGTTAATCGTTCCTTTTGACAAGTTCAAAACAGAAGGAGAACGAGGTTCTTAGGTTGTTATCACCTCTTTTGATATTGACACTAATCTAACAGAGGATAATGTCTTTATCGAGAGAAAGTTCCGCGAGAAGGTAGAAGAGTTTCTTAACGACTTTGATTATAAGCTTTACAAGTCTCCAACTGAGGGAAACATTGTTATTGGCTTATTGAATGTATCAATGACGCCAAATGCAACTTTGGGGCGCATGATTTTTGATTTTTCTGCCACGGCCTATGAGGTAATGGAAAACACCTTAGAGGCTTTAAATGAGGTAGGTATTATACACATTGGTGAGTTCACGGAAGAGCAGTCTGTGGAAGTTGATGATGCTTTTGGTCAGATTGCAGGTGTTTACGCTAGTGATACCTCTTCTTATCCAGCCGACAAAGATATTTATAGTCTTGTGCGACAACAAGAGGAAATTATCGTTGGTGATGGCAAGTATCAGCTTAATCTGCAGCAAATCAATTCTTTCTGGGTAGAGCGTTATCCAGAAGTGGATGTGCTCGGTAAACGATATGAGCTGGAAGCTAATAAACAAGAGGCAGAGGAAGCTGGAGATACAGAGCTGGTGAAAGAATTATAGGAGCAGATTGATTACTATGAAGGCTTGCAGACTGCTTTGAATACGTCTGCGGCTGGCGGCTTTGCGAGACTATCAGTCAATGGTGCTGAAGTTGTCGTAGCTCCAAATAGGTATTATGCCGTCGAGGGTGGTATTCAGTCACTGTCGATTATTTCTGCGCCATACCCAATTATTATTAACTACACTGTCTCTCTAACTCGAGGCCGTAATGAGGAAGCCAAAGAAGTTGCTTCCATTGACGTGTCTCATGTCTGGGGATAGATTTCTGGTGTGTTTACTGACGATAAAGCAATCTTGCAGCGATATATATTTGACTATCGCGAGGGTCAAGCCCCTTATCGTGTGTATGGTACGAATCCTCCCGCCAAGCTTAGCGACCCAAGTTTTGGTAGTGCGGTAGAGTTTGAAACCGATTATGCTTGGGATAAAGCGAATGAGTATTATTACGTAATTGTAGATAGTACAAATTATAACCTCTATAAAACGCGTAATCTGTATGAGATTATCAAGGAAGAGACTCGTAAAATGGTAGAGCATATTTATCTTGTAAAGGATGGATTCTATCTAGACGATGATGGTAATTGGACCGATGGTACAATCTACTATACCTTCTCTGATATTATCTCTTTCACCATTGAGGCTGACCCATATACCGAGCTAGAGATTGGTACAAGTAAGGAGACTGCGCAAACAGTTCGACTTGGTCCTACTGGACGATACACGTTATCTCCAATGGATGGTCTTGTAAGATATATCAACCTACCGAAAGCACAACATGCTATCGTTGATTATAAGTGTCTAACAAGCTAGACAAGAATGAAATAAGAAAGGAGAAAGAATGTAATGTTTGGCTATCTAAATGACATGGACTTCTTACAGAAGTTAGACAAGCTACATATGCGTACACAATACGCTAAAATTGTTCTTCTTTCTTTCAAGGATGAAACTCCCATTAGGGAGATATAGGGAAACATTACGGCTGGTAGTTTAAGTGTTAATGGTTCTTCTTCTGTTAGAAGAACCATTAACCTTACTATGCTGGCCTCCGCCGAGAATAGCGACCTTGAAAACATAGATAATGAGATTTCTATTAACAAGAAAGTCAAAGTCTATGTGGGTTATAAAAATCCCCTAAAGAGTTATGCTCACTATGGCGAGATTATTTGGTTCCCTTGCGGTCTGTTTGTACTATCTGGTGCAAACATTTCACGTTCTACCAGTGGATGGTCTATCTCCATCAATGGTAAGGATAAAATGTGTCTATTAGATGGAACTGCGGGCGGGACCTTGCCGGCGTCTACAACCTTCCATGAGAAGTTAATATATCAAGATAATGGGGATATTGAGATCTAGAGTCCCACAATCTTCCAAATTATCTTTGAAGCAGTTAACCACTGGGGTGGAGAGAATGCTAATCGTATCATCATCACAGATATCGACGAGCAGGTTAAGTTGTTGGTTAAGTATGTTGGTGATGCTCCAGTATACTTCTCTAGTGATTATCAAAGCTTGAGCTTTAGTGGAGACAACCCAGACTTCCCGCATATGTACAGCTATGGACAGGATGCAGGATATAAGTATACCGATTTCACTTATCCCGGTGAACTTGTACTAAACGCTGGTGAGACCGTAGTTTCTTTGCTGGATAAAATCGTCAAGACGCTAGGTAATTTTGAATATTACTATGATATTGACGGTAACTTTATCTTCCAAGAGATTAAGAACTATCTCAACACTGCCAGCCCTCTAGAGGAACTATCCGCAGCCGACTATGTGCGTTCTTACAACAATGCTAAGTTCCTCTATTCATTGACCTCACTAGACACCACAACCCAGCTTTCCCGCAATCCCAACTATGCGAACGTGAAGAATGATTTTTATGTTTGGGGACAGCGGACTGCTTCTTCCGGGGTCAAGGTTAATATCCGTTATCATCTTGCTATTGATGATAAACCTGCTATTGATGGTGAGGATAGCTTGGTTAATAAGAATATGTGGGAAGTTAAGAATGGTTCTGGAAGCCTTGTTCGTTATGAGTTTACCGAATAGGACAAGACTTATTCCCCACCCGAATCTGGCTATACTGCAACCTTAATTGGCGTTCCTTGTACGGAATGGAGAGAGGAGCTATATCGTCACGCTCTTGTTGCTCAGGTAACAACCAGTGTGTATGATAACTACTATGACTCTGAATTATTAGCCGAGTGGCGTGGACTATATAACCCAATGAATGAGAATTGGGCGGCCACAAATCACTGGAATCCCGATGTTTTTAACGACCCTGCTTCTATCAACTTTTGGTTAGATTTTATTGATGCATCTGACCCAACGGTTGCTTTGGGCAAGTATTCTATTAAGAATATCGGACGCAGGACTAAAGTGGTTAATAATACTGAGATAAAAACCATATATAATAGCGAAGTCCCAGACGTTGTATTCATCGAAGGGTTAAACCATGATGAAATGGTGCGTTACGAGAATATGGGTCAAAGATTTTTTATCTTATAGAAAGAATACTATGACCTATTTTTGACGAGTTCTACTGGGGCGAGCTGTTTCGACAAAATTCGAGAAATGATGTATTAGAACTTATGTTATAATACCACTATTTCTCTAACCTGCTTGCCAAAATATTACATGGAACCAAATAATATTATCAGGATTGAAGACAAAGAGAGCAACATCTATGGCAATTACTAGATTACTCAATTTACTCTTCCTCTTGCTTATAATGGTGTCATGAGTATTACAGCAACGGAAGTTTTAACAAGAGTGTAAGGAGGAAAAGGCGATGGCGCAAATTGGACAAATGTACTATCGTATACCTAGTAGCTCTGGTTATCTCACTGCTTAGGTTAAAAGTGGAGTAGACTTTAATCCATATAGCGACTTAATTGCGCAGATTGGGTCAGCAGGAACTACACAGCTTACCAAGGTTGGTGTTCAAGCCCCTCCTGGTACTTAGATGGTGCTTAACCACCTTAAGCAGATTATGATTGGACGAACTGGTATTTATGAGCTTGATGAAGATATCGCTATTACTGAGCTTTATTTCATTCAGCCTCAGAATTATGAGCGTGACACGGAAAAAGAAGAAGAAGCTAAAGCGGAAGGTCAAGCTGGAATTGAGACGGCAATGTCCGACCGTGAATTAGCTTATTTAGCCTGGACCAGCCCAGATGGAAATCCGGACAATGGCTATGCGGTTTCTTGGCTCGACATTCAAGAGCAAATCAAGGAATATACAAATCTGTTGGCCGAAACCCAGGCAGTTTTATTGGAAGAGCAGGCAACCTTAGTGCTACTGGAAAAAGAGCTTGAAGAACTAGTCGAGGGTACTCAAGAGTATCAACTTAAATAGCAAGAAATAGTGGCAAAGCAAGCTACAATTGCTCAATTAAGTAGTGATATAGTTGATTATGAAGCTCGATTGGAAATTCTGGAAGCTTGCGCAGATGAGACGACAGAGATGCGAAAAATCGAAGATACATATCTGGCAGCTTATACCGTGGCAAGAGCCAGATATTACGAAGGCGTTAATGGCATTTATATTGCTGGAGAACCTGGCGACCTTGAGAATGTCATTATCGACTATATCATGGAATAAGGAGGGTAGATCATGAATTCTTTTTATGGCGGTCCTGCGGGACAAAGCTTTGAAATTAAGGCGATTTTCCCGACTTATTATGGAGCAGATGGCTTGCTCGGAGATATCAACAAGGGGTGGAAATCCTCTATCGCAGTTGGCGAATATGTAATGATTTCTTACGGTGAGCCTAGTAGCGATAAGTTTATTGCAAATCGAGATAGCGATCTGGCCTATGCGGCTAATGCTAACGATTTGCAGAAAAGTTACAACTCCACTCTTTGGAGAAAGGGTTACGACGAAAGCGCCGGAGGCACTGGTATTGTATACACCCTTATCTCAACATTAACAGGTTTTACACCACGAATTACAGCAAGTGTAAAGGAGACTTTGGCTCCTGGTAGTGGCGCTAAGGCCGAAGTTGATACTACAAGAGAAACTTACCCTGACCAAGTAGAAATTGAGTTATCTATCCCAGGTAGCTGGAATTTCGACAATGGTGTTCAGGATATTGTAGAAGCTAATGTGGACGTGTTACCTGCCGTTGAGCTACGCAATATTGGTAGTCATGGCACCAACGAGGCACCAGACCAGGCTTATCTCGGTAGATTCAAGTTTACTCTACCAAAGTCTCAAAACCTCTTGGGTATTGGCGTACAAGTAATTGAGGGTGTAGCACATCCAGAGTATGATATCTTGGATGTTGGTGAAAAGCCCAAGGCTTATATTATCACCAAGACCGAGAATAAAGATACTGTTCAAGGTTATTATATCATCGAGTCTTATGATAGCAATAATGAACCTATCTATAAGAAAGATGGTAGCGGTGCTAATATTCTGTATACGCCAACCATCAATACCCCGATTTTACGAGTACAACTTCCTCAATCTCAAAACCTTGAGGAGCAAGTGCCTGTCACTCATGTAAAACCATCTGTGGCAGAGGAGGATATTAAGGCATGGCTGGACAAAACTGATGTCAATAATCCAGTACTTAATATCACGATTCCTAATACTTGGCAGTTTGAGTTAGCAGATACAATACTTGTTAATCCGGGTGAGGATCCTGGGGTTACAATGGCTCCTAACGCGAATGGTACACATCAGATTCTTACCTTTACACTACCACGTACTGGTAAGTTCTATCAAGCGGCAACCTTACCTGCGGTAGATGATACATACCATGATGGCGATATTGTTATTATAACTTCTAATAACACTATCTATGAACTTGTGGATGGTGTTTGGGTAGCCAAGGGTACTTTACTACCCAGCTTTAATGGAACCTCTAAGGTTAATGCGCTTGATCCATACGACGCAACCACTAAAGAAGCTGTAAAGCCAACCGTCGAGCTTGAACAGGCTGCTGATGGCACTTGGAGCTTCACATTTGGATTGCCCACTGCTCCGTTGGCTGAGGTTACTGAAACTAAAACCCTTGGACCTGCGGAAGAAGCGACTGCGGCAGTGGAGGTCAGTGGAGCCGATAAGCTTGGTTTCAAGTTTGGTATCCCTCGTGGAAGTAAGATGTATTCTGGAACCACCGAGCCAGCGGGCGCAATTACCGGAGATTACTGGTTAAATACGGATACCGGCGATCTGTATGAGTACAAAGAATCTGGCAAAGTAGTGGTAGCAAATCTCGTCGGTCCGACCGGCGCCGCGCTTAACTTCATTGCAGACCTTGGAGAACAAGCAAGCATTGAGGCTGCTATTGCTGTATTGGATGCAAACCATTCTGATGCAACATCTGAGCAACTATACTCTGCCAATATTGCTGATGACTCTGGTAACATTGCCTATTGGTTCTATAAGACAGCTCCGCAAGTAGGAGTGGCTGGAGCTTGGACCTATTCCCAGCTAACTGGTGCTGTTGATAGCTTTATCGCAAGAGTATATGTTGAGTCTGATGATAAGGCATATTCTGCCACATATGTCAACTCGCTGATTGAAGGTCTTGATACCGAAACTGGCGAGAAGAAAACCTACTCACAAGCTAAGATTGACGAGCTATTAGGGGCTCTCGATGATACACTAAATACTTGGGGACGATTTGTGGAACACGAAGATAACTCTAATGTTCTGCCAGATATGGTTGAATCTGCCCCAGTACCCATTATTCGCGGAGACGAACGCGGACAAGTAACAACCTAATTTATATTTAGAGAGTATAAAGGAGGGCCTAAATATGGCTTTATTTAAGATTTATAGCGGAACCGCTGATGACTTTGACGGCATTAACGGTTTCTCCAATTACGCACTACATCCCGGTTATGCGTACTTCTTCGAAGATAGCGGCGAATTTGTAGTTGACACCGAGACCGGTCGATACACTGTAAACGCTTCTACTCTGATTAAAAATAACGGCACCGCAATCGAGTTCATTGATGTTGATGAAGTGCTATACTCTCCAGATGGCATCACTAAAAATGCTCTTCTGGTCGGTGGCGATAACAATACTGTTAGAGCTATTGCTATTGAGAAAGGCGCGCTGGTAATCGGTGATACCACCAATGGTGTCACGGGATTGAAGGGTACTGGCGCTCTGTATGCAAGTACAGCTGGTATTCCTCAGTTTGGTACACTTCCTCTATCTGCTGGTGGTTTGGGTGCTACAGATGCGACTGGTGCACGTACCAACCTTAGTGTTTATAGCAAGGCCGAAACCGATACTCGTATCGGAGTGGCAACCTCTGTGATCTATACCGCAACTCTATCCGCCTCTGGATGGTCCGGTAATGATACAGATGGTTATACTTATAGCTATGCTAATACCGCTATCCGTTGCGGTAAGGATGGTAACGTACATCCTATTATCACCTATGTTGATAACCGCGAGGAATATAGCAAGATTTCCGGTGCCGAGGCTACTGTCGGTGTAGGTATTGTATTTACCTCACCTACTAAGCCAGAGAATAACATTGCCATCTCTATCATTGATGTTGGCTAATAAAACAAGAAAAGGGCGAGAGTCATTACGACTCTCGCCCTTATTTTTATTTACCACAAAGTTGCCGATTGAGAATGTGGTAGTGTGGTTTTTCTTCGCCAAACCATTTATAACGCAGGAAATCATCAAGCAATATAGCGATAATAGCCAAGAAGAACCAAGCTATTGAGAAAGGTAAACAAATCTATCCTAATATGTTTAGCGGTGAATTGCTGTAATCCCAAATGCCAAGGCCAAGCCAAAGATTGAGGATACAGCCAAAAATGAACTCCAATGAGGTGACTACAACAGCACCTATTAGACCCTGTTTAATTAAATCCATTTCCCAGGGTATATACTCATTTAAACCGCCGATAATAACGAAACACAGCCCGCCAAGCAAGAACATTGACCAGTGTAGTATACCATCACTGAAGCAGCTTTTCCAAACTGCTTCAATGAGGTAATAAATTGTACCACCGGTCAAAAAGAGGGCAATAAGCTTATTCAGCTGCTTCCTCATCGCTAGGCTCCTCGCCATATACAAGCTGGACGGCCGCAAGTTCCTCCATAGAGGTTGCGCCATAGATAGCGATTTTATATTCTTGGCATAGACGATACATAGGATAGACGACTTCAGAGATGGCCAAAGACAGCGCAACAAGCTGTTCAAGGGGCCATGCGGTACACTCTTCGTGACGAGCGTGCCATTCGAGCACAGGGTTTTCGACACCCGCTTGAAGAGCAATCTGATACTGGTTAATGTTCAAACTAATCTCAGACTGGTCTTCCATTGTGACTCCATATTCTTTCCCATCGACCCAAGTTAGTGGGTGAGCGGCAAGATATTCTGCGAACAATACCTTATTCTGCTCTTGTTTCATTTCCTGAGCCTCTTCCAGAGAATAACGATACACGAATTCATTAGTCTCTGTATCTAGCTTGTAAAGGCCAGGCATTAACTCAGATGGGATTTCTTCTCTCTCGATGACGCGAACTGCGTTTGGAGAGCTTAGCGTATCGGTTTTGATTAAAGCGTAGTGAGTATCGCAGTCAGAACCGATAACCCCAGTACCTTCACTTTCCGGACAGGCAACGACATACCCGTTGGATTGTAGTTTGATGTATCTTACTTCATTGAGGATGTCAACAACAACATTGCCTCTATTGATTAAGACATATTTCATTTAATCTCAACTCCTTTGAATAGTGAACGAAAATAGTTGTCCATATCTTGAACTATATAGAAACAGGTCCCCTTCATTACGTGTGCTCTCCAACCTTGATAAGATTTCTGCACTTCTTCTGTTGGTAATAGACCTTTTACCCAAAGTGCGTGCATCTTACGCAACTTGCGTCGCTGGTGAACGATTTTCTTCTTAAAGGGAGTCTGAATGATATGGTTGGTGTAAGTAATGTAAAAGTCCCACTTAAGGTATTTTACTGGAGCATGGCGTACACCATCCTCCATGATTGTTTGGACGCGAGTAATCGTGGTTTTCTTCTGATTAAGCTCTAGTCCAATTTCTCGCAACTTTTCTTCAATCCGCTTCTAACATTGCGCAAGATATTGGCTGTCTCCATGCATGAGATAAAGGTCATCCATGTAGCGACCATAATACTTGATATGCAATGTTTCTTTAATGAAGTGGTCAACTTCGTTCAATGTCAACAGGGCGAACAATTGTGATGTTTGGCTTCCTAAGCCTAGACTTCTTTCTTCATATTCATAGTACTTGCGGCCCGGCCGGAAAGACGGGGCTGCCGCACGCACATACTTATGGTTCTTGATAATATAGTAGGTCTTACCTGCTACTGGCTCCTTATCCTTGGTTAGCTTAAAAGAAAATGTATCAATGAGATAGCAGCATAGCTCGCACACTCGTTTATCCTTAATCACTTTCCTTGCTATTGCTTTCAAGGCTTTATGGTCAATAGAGTCAAAGTATTTGCGTATATCAATACGAAGGCAGAAGAAATCTTTATCTAGCCCATATTCTCTATGGGCCGATTGGAAATGCTTCTTAAAGCGGTCTAGGGCAAAGTCAATGCCTTTACCTTTCAGGGTTGCACAATTGTCGTAGATGAATTTAGGAGTCAATTCTGGTAGCAGCGTCTCTTCACAGAGGGCATTTTGCACCAGTCTGTCGTCTATATGACACGCTCTTATATCTCTTGGTTTGCCTCGTTCGATTATTGAGAAACAACTAAACACAAGCTGCTCGTATTCACAAGCTCGCAGGTCAGCTTCTGTTTGCAGGATTGTTTCTATTCTGGTTTCTTCAAAATTGATTGTACTATCTTTCCATCGAACGTTTCGACATACTCTATAAGAGGCATCATACATAGCGTCAAAACTACAAAAACGCTCGAAAGTATTATTTTGGTCTTGAATAACACTCTCTCCTTATCATGCAGTAATAGCAGTTACTTCTCGAGTTCTGCATCTACAATCTTAAATTTTACCCATGCCTACTTACACATGAGAGGGATAAATTCTCCTTAGATGAGAAGGCAGATCTACCTATAACACATTACAATTCTAAATATACATCTTCAAAAAACAAAACTCTAGAACCTCAGCATTACGCCAAGGAGCGAAGTTGTGGCTGATAGTAAAGCCACAATTAGATGGGAGTAATGTATTCTGGGGAATCCTAGGTGTCACTCGCTTGCGTGCCTTCGGCACTTAGCTCGTGACGTGATGCTCCATCTAATCCGGGGCCACGCGGCCGTTCGTGTTGTTGTAGTTGTTGTTGTTCGCACTACCATCATTGTTGACATTGCACACGTTGTTCGAGTTGTTGGTGTTGCGGGAACGCGTCGAAAGAATTCAGAATTTAACCCAGGAAACAATATTTATCGACCTCTTCTTCGAAGACGAGGATACTCGTATTTTTGCTCGTAGATTAACTTGTCACGGTTTAATCTATCCTGTAAGCTCTCTTTTTGTGCTTTTACCAATCTGGCCAAGCACTCGAAAGAACGACGCTTCTTCTTGTTATTCTTTGCATATTGAAAGATACAAAGGTCGATAATCCTAAACAAGCTATCGCAGTATTTAATAGCTTGCTTATGTAACTTAGTCCTTGCTTCGAGAGATTCTTCATCTTTCAGATAAATCTCACAAGCATCATAACAGGCGGCGTGTATGCGCTTGCCGCAGGTAAGTATATCGTAACCGAACGCCTGGAGAGGTTGTCCCTCTCCAAGCAGTCCGGGTTTTTGAATCTATTTTCCATCCTTATCAAACTCACGAGGGCGAGTAAGAACTAGGATATAATTCATTAACTCTCTTGATTTACCTAGACATTCGCGCTTGGAAACGTGCCTGTCTTTCTTCTTAACAGACATGATATTATCTCCTATTCTAACTGATTTTTTAATAAGCTATTTTAATCATTACTGCCCTCGCGGTGAAACTTTGCCGTATTGGTTTTGCTGACCGATTTACGCTTATCCAATAACGAAAGCCGGGGCCACGCGGCCGGTCGTGCC